GCTGCGGGACGACGGCACGCTGTGGGTCGAAGTTGGGGACAGCTACTCGGCTGGCGGCCTCGGCCCGGGACAGCAGGGTACGAAGCAAGGCACGAACATCGGCAGCCTACTTTCCGATCGGAAGACGCCGCCGCCTGGCTACAAACCGAAGGACCTCCTAGGTCAGCCGTGGCTGCTGGCGTTCGCGCTCCGCGCCGACGGCTGGTGCCTCCGCAGCGAGATCATCTGGCACAAAACGAACCCGATGCCGGAGAGCGTCACTGACCGGCCGACAAAATCTCACAGCACCGTCTTTCTGTTGAGCAAGAACCCTCGCTACTATTTCGACGCTGACGCGATCCGGGAGGCGTACGCGGGTGAGTTCTTATCGAGTGGCGTGAAGAATCCTCGATACGGACGCCCCGGGGGGCAGATGCCATCACAGATTCGCAGCGATGTCCGGGTGAACGAGTATCGCCAAAACGACCGGACACAAGGTGGCGATCCTTCGCGTATCGCGTATCCGGGTGCTCCGCAAATCGAAACCATCGACGGTTCCCCCGGCGAGGCGCCGCGCGGCCCCGACGGCCGTCGCCAAACCCGCGTTACCGGACGGGAGAACAGCGGGCAGCACCGCGACGGGGAACGGTGGCCGAACCCCGCGGGAGCGAACGCAAGATCAGTTTGGACCATTCCCACTCAGCCGACGCCGTGGGCGCACTTCGCGACATGGCCGGAGGCGCTCGTGCGGCGGATGATTCTGGCGGGTTCGTCGGAACGCGGGGTGTGCGGAGTGTGCGGGGCGCCGTGGGTGCGGGACGTGGAAGCGAGTTACGACACCGAGGGGCGAACGACGAATGGGCCGCGCAGCATCGAGCGGTGCCACGAGTCCCCTGGCCGCAATGTGCGGATGGTCAAGTCGACGGAGACGCTCGGCTGGTCGCCGTTGTGCGGCCACGGTGCGGACGCGGCCGTCGTGCCCGCCACCGTCCTGGACGTTTTCGCCGGGTCGGGAACCACGGCGGTTGTGGCGCGGAAGCTGGGCCGCCGCTCGGTCGGGATCGAGCTGAACCAGGAGTACCTGGATATCGCCGCCGGCCGGCTGGCGCAACAGTCATTGTTCGCCTTCGAGCCTCACTCTCTCCGAGGAGCAAGATGAAATACCGCAAAAAGCCGGTGGTGATCGATGCTCACCAGTGGGACGGGAGCCGTAGCGACTTTGAGTCTCTGTGCCGCTGGGTTAATGCCGGCCAGGAAGAACCTATCCTGTCGTACGTATTCGCCACCGCTGATGATGTGCGTGATGCACGGATTTGGACACTCGAAGGTGACTTTAGTGTTTCTCCCGGCGACTGGATCATCAAGGGTGTTCAGGGTGAGTTTTACACCTGCAAACCAGAAATCTTCACGGCCACTTATGACCCCGTCGAGGAGGATTCGTGAGCGAAAGCACCGACCCGCGCGCTTGCAAGTCGTGCGGTAACGCCGAACTTCCAATTACGACCTGTTCCAACTGCTCTGGTTACGGGATGCGCCACGGTAGTTGCGGCGAACCGGAAGAGTGCTCTGCCTGCGGCTGTTCTGGTGTCCAGTGGCCCCCCGTCTGCCCCGGGTGCAGTAAGTATCGCTCGATGAAAGGCTTCGCCAACCTCGGCGAGTTCCCCGCCGGGGAGACGGTATGAGCGAAATACAGGATTGGTTCACTGGTGCCGATAAGGGTCACGCAGTTTTCTACAGCCCCGATACCAGCCCAGATTATGACGATCTGTGGATGCGTCTTTCGGATACCCCGGAAATTGGCCGCGGCCTGCGTAGCTTCTCGCTTTCCACCCAGGACCTGAGATGGCTTCATGAGTTGTTAAGCCATCACTTCCCCGCCGAGGAGCGCACATGAGCGAAAGCACCGACCCGCGGGTGGAGCACATAGAGCGCGTGCTGCGAGGCGCTCTCCAAACACACGAAGCAGTCATCGCGGGTCTGGACGCCCTCGCCAGCCTCGCCCGGGAGGTGCAGCTGACGCGGGCCGAGCTAGAGAACGTTTCCCTCCGGCTCGGCAACCTGACACGACCCCCCTTTAGCGAATACACGCATGCCGTGGCCGAATTGCGCGACCAGGTGCGAGCCACGCTCGCCGAGCCCAAAGGAGGATAACGTATGACCGATGTGGAGGAGACAAGCGCGTGAAAGTGCTGCTCGGTAGTCGCAAGCCGTCTAGTCGTCGCTTCACGATCAGGTTGCTATTGGAGCCGCGCGATCTTTGGGTCGGTATCTTCTGGAACCGCGTGAAGCTCGGCGACTTTGGTGACGAGTTCCTGCTCGTCTACGTGTGTCTGATCCCGTGCCTGCCTCTGGTGTTCTCCTGGAACATCTTCCCTGGCCGGTACGACAACGAGGGGGAGGGGACGGTATGAACGTGAGGAGTTGTCATGGCATGGCCGCAGCGATGACGGTCTATCAGCGGCTTCTCGGGTTGTTGAGCCGCCTCTTCACCGGGCCATAGGCCGCACCGACAGATATGCCATACATGTCTACGATCCGAAGCCAAGAAACAAAGTCTGCATATGGGGTCTGCCAGCCGGCGGCGCAACCGTGAATCCTGGAGAGTTCGACGTGCCGATATGGTGGAGATCATGGTTTGCCCTTCGAGAAACGCGACACGCTGGCCAACTGCTGGGCTGGATGACCGGCTAGAAAGTGACTTTACACTCCGAGCACGGGTGTACTCTACGGAATGTGAGCCTTGCTGAAGTACCGATCCCCCGCCGAGAACCCGGGTTCTACCTCGAGCCCCGGTTGCATCACGCCTGGGTGCAAGCCCACTTCATCGAACATCTACGGGAAGGGATGGACAACAAGCAGGCGGCGGCGGAGGCGGGCGCCACTGCTTCCCGCATGCGATCTCTCGGCCGGCGGGACTCGGCGTTCAAGGCGCTGATGAATGAGGCGCACAGCATGTATTTGGAGCAGCACTGCGACCAGATCCGCCGCACGATGCGGGAGCGGGCGTTCGACAAGCACGACCCGCAGTCGGCGAGGCTGCTGGTGCTGCTGGCCGAGATCGCGTTGCCCGAAATGGATTACAAGCGGAAGAACCATGTGACGCACGACAACCCGTTACAGGTGCAGGCGATCCCGTACATCGACCCGGCAAAGCTGGACGCAATGCCGATCGAGGACAGAGAACTGTTCGCCGACCTACTCAGGCGGTTGACGAGCGAAAGGGAGCAGCCGCCTAGGTTGCGAGCGATCGATGCCGGAAGTTGAGTTTATCCGGCCCGCACTCGTCGGAGGCGCAGACGGATACCATCTGCTGTGCACCTGCGGCGGCCTTATGCGGCCCACATGGGGCAAAAGATTCGTGGATGGTGACGAGCGCGAGTTCCTCTGGCACGTCTGCGAACGCGAACCTGCGCACATCACGAGGGAGATCCCTGTCAGCCGATCACTGAGGAGCGTCTTTACAAGACAGGGTTGAGGGGAGTATTGTAAAGGCAGCGATGGGTGAGAGATCAAAGATTCTCAACCTCAGGTATTCGGAGCAGGAGCGCACGTTGTGGCGTGCGGGCGCGGCCGCTGCGGGTATGAACTTGACGGAGTGGATCCGGCATCTGATCGGGCGGGAGTTGACGGAGGAGGCTGCGGGCGGGCGTCCCGAACCTGTCGGTGACAACGTCGGCGAAGAGGAAGGGGGCGGTTCGTCTTCCCCAAGCGGCCCTGAGCCTGCGGCCTCCTCCGCGAACGACCGGCTAGCCGGGATGCCGGCAGCGAAAACGTTCCGCCCCGACTTCAAGAAAACGAAGCAGTGAACGGTGCTTCGGCTGCCGGAAGCGTCTACTTCACGACATCGTGTTCATGAGGCCTACCGACCTGATTTCGTGCTACGGCCCACATAGTCGGCAAGAGTGCCCCCTTTGTAATCAGAACTGAGTGGACTGCCGCTAATGAGCCAACTCGTACCTCTCTCATTGGAGGAACTCGAGGCGAGCATCAACCGCACCCGCCAGCAGCAAACCTTCGCCGAGCAGGCGCAGGAATGGAGCAGGGACCTCAGGAAGTTCATCGGCGAGGCGTGGCACGTCCTGGAGCCGAAGACGAGGTTTGTGCCTAACTGGCACATCGACGCGATCTGCGAACACCTCGAATCCGCGAGGCACGGCGAGATCCAACGTTTGCTGATCAACGTTCCGCCGCGCCACATGAAATCGCTTACGGTCAGCGTGTTTTGGCCGGCGTGGCGTTGGACGTTCGAACCGCATCTCAAGTTCCTGACCGCCAGTTTCGCCGACCAGCTGGCGCAACGCGACGCCGTGAAGTCTCGTGACCTGATCCTGTCCCGCTGGTACCAGGCAAGGTGGCCCCACGTCCAGTTGAAAGGCGACGTGAACAGGTTATCGCGATACGAGAACACGGACACCGGCTACCGGATCGCCACCCACGTCGGAGGAGGCACAGGCGACGGCGGCGATGTTTTGATCCTCGACGACCCGCACCAGGCTGAGGAGGCGATATCGGACACGAAACGGTCCGCCGTGATCAGTTGGTACGGAAACACCTGGGCGTCGAGGTTCAACGACCCGGAGACGGGGGTTGAGGTGATCGTCATGCAGCGCCTGCACGAAGGCGACATGGCCGGGCATGTGCTCGAGCGCGAAGGCCGCTGGACGCACCTTTGTCTACCGGCCCGGTTTGAGCCGAAGCACCCGTTCGCGTGGCCGGACGACCCCCGCAGCGACGACGGCGAACTGTTGTGGCCTGACCGGATCAGCGAACGCGCCCTCACCGAGCTCTCCATGGACATGACGGAACGCGTCGCCGCCGGCCAGCTGCAGCAACGCCCCGCCCCGCGTGAGGGGGCGATGCTGAGACGCGCCGACTGGCGCTATTACCCGCCCTCCCTCAGTTTCTACAGTCGGGAACGGTTCGGGGCCGAGGAGGTGGAACGGCTTCCGGTGTTCGGCCGGATAGTCCACTCATGGGACACGTCGGTCAAGGACCGGGAGCATTCCGACTTCGTGGCCGGAGGAGTCTGGGGCGTGCACGGCGCCGACCGGTACCTGCTCAGGTTGTGGCGCGGACGCGCAGGGTTGAACGCCACGATTGAAGCGATGCTGGAGCTGTCGACGTGGGCTCTGCATCTGTGGCCGGAAACGGCGCAGAACATCCTGATAGAGGCCGCCGCGAACGGCCCCGACGCCATCGCCGAGATCAAACGTCGCGTGCAGGGCGTCGTCGCCGTGGCGTCTAAAGGATCGAAGGAGATGCGGGCCGAAGCAGCAGCGCCTGCTCTGGAGTCAGGGAACTGCTACCTGCCCGGATACCCTGACGCCGATCTGACCGGTTACGATCCGCGCACCCCCGCTGACGTACAGTTGCTGGTGGAGGAGTGCGCGTCGTTCCCGCACGGGAAGCACGACGACCAGGTTGATCAGTTCACACAGATGCTGAACTGGACGAGACGCAGAGCGTCAACAGCGATCGTGTCGGTGCCGGGTGCTCTGCGATAGAACCTGGGTTCTGATCATCACCTCGCTGATATTCCCTGCAGCATAATCGGTTACCGAGTCATGAGGAGCCGCCGTACTGGTTCCATCTAGAGCCGTCGCCGTCGCCCTGGTCGAGGTCTCCTAGCCATACCGTCGACCATGCCGCTGACCAGCGCCGCGCCCGAACCGGGGGAGGCGCAGGGCATCTGAGGCGCCCCTTGTCGGGACGAACCGGTTCCCTGTATAGGCGCTGAACCGCCTCCTGCGCAGCCGCGTCCAGTTCTGAGAGCTTCATATTGGAAGCATAGGCGTCGTCCGTCTTGGGCTCTACCGTTGCCGCAGAGAGACAACCAGGGGAGGCGGCCTTCAGCGACCCGGGTAGGGCGGCTGCGGCAGGGGCGCTTCTCCGGCCCTGTAACCCAGCAGGAGGTGCACCGATGAGACCCCTCGCCCGTGCCTACCCATACATCCTGACCGTCGCCCTGCTTGCGATCGTGATTGTCGCCGTCGTCCTCAACGACGGGGCCAACGGGGCGAGCCGACAGTCAGTGACGACACGCTTTCTGCTCGAGCCTGCCGGCCCCAAGCCACGGATCCTGTACCCGCCCCCCGCCGACTTCGAGAACCTGGGTTCCTATTTGAAGCAGACGCAGGCGCGGCAGCAAGTCGCGCTGCATCGCTACCAAATCGTGTTCCGCAGCTACCTACGCTGGCGACGCGGGAAAGCGACGCTGTTAGGCCCGGAGACGCAGCTGATTCCGCAGCCGGTCAGGTTCCGTTGCACGGCCACGAACGTTGTGATGCCGGCTAACTGGTGCTGGTACGCGCAAGCGGCCCGCTGGACGGCCCGAGAGCTCGAGGAGACGCAGGGGCGCCTCGACGCCGCAGCGCGCACACTGCCGGCGACGAACGATTGGGTGACCGCCGTCCGGATCGTGCAGCGCGTCTACCCCGGCACCGAATCGTGGCTTCTCAGCTGCTCAGCGGCGGAGTCGAGCCACGGCGCCTGGGTGTGGAACGGAGGCGGCCGCTGGGGCGGATACCACGTCGGCGGCGACTATCTGGGCATGGACAAAGCAGGGGGTTGGATGCAGTTCCGATGGTCGACGTTCAAGCCGTATTGGTTCGGCTTCCGGGGCGCCCAAGGCGCGCTCGCCGACGCGCAAGGGCGGGGGTTCGTCGTGCCCGACTTCGGCGACGGTTACGGCGCCTGGCTCAGCCCGTTGGGGCAGGCTCTGACGGCTGGCTATATGAGGTACACGGGCCGCGACGGTCGTCACTGGTCGGCGTCGTACGGGAACGGGTGCTGACCCCCCGAAAAGGGGAGGGGAAGAGCCGTAGCCGACGTTACGATAAGCGGCATGGACGAAGACACGCTGCTGGGCGTCGCCTACCCCGAGGGCGGATGGCCCGACGACGAACCCGAAGATACATGCTTGGGCTGCGGCGAACCGATCGACGATTTCGGATGCTGCGGCTGCGGCGACGAAGCCTGGTATGACGACGGTGAGTAAACAACGGCTGCTCGACCTGTTCTGCGGCGCCGGCGGCGCGGCGGCGGGCCACCACCGGGCGGGGCTCGAGGCGGCCGCTGCATGAGCGTCGTTATCCTCATCCCCGTCCTCGGACGCCCGCAACGCGTGCCTGACCTTCTGGAGTCACTGTATGGCAGCGAGCGCGACCACAAGCTGCGCGCTCTGTTCCTCGCCAGCCCCGACGACTACGCCGAACTGCAGGCGGTCGGCGACTCAGGTGAGGACTGCCTGGTGATGGCCGACCCCGCCGGCCCCGGCGACTACGCACGGAAGCTGAACGCAGGCATCCGCGCCTCAGACGAGGACTTCATCTTCCTTGGCGCAGACGACCTATGCTTCTGCGACGGATGGGCGGACCGGGCGGTCGAATGCCACGACGCCACGGGGAAACGTGTGGTCGGCACCAACGACCTTTCGAACCCGACGGTGATCAGCGGCCTGCACGCCACCCACTCCCTGCTCGAGCGCTCCTACTGCGATCTTGGCACCTTCGACGACAGAACCCAGGTTCTGCACGAGGGATATGCGCATAACTGGGTGGACAACGAGCTGGTGGAGACGGCGAAGGCGCGTGACGAGTTCGTGTTCTGCCCTGGTGCCCAGGTGGAGCATCTGCATCCGGTGTGGGGGAAAGCCGCGGAGGATGCGACATATGAGCGCGGCCGCGCCGGCTACGGCGCCGACAGGGTGGTTTGGCAGCGGCGCAGGCGGGCTTTAACCCTTTTGGGGGATTCCGTAAAGGCTCCTGTGGATGTAGCGTGAGTGGTTAGCGATGGGTGACGTAAAGGTGACGCGGGCGCAGCGGTACGCCGAGGCGGCCCGGCTGCAGGCGAAAGGGTTGTATGCCCGCGAGATCGCCGCCGTCATGGGTGTCTCGGAAAGCTATGTGTGTGACCTGTTCCATGATCCTGACGGCAGCAAGGACCGCGCAAGAAAGAACAGCTATGGCGGAACTTGTGTGCGGTGCGGTAGCCGCACCAGCGGCTCTAACGGCCGCGCCAAAGCACCGAAAATCTGCGGTGCCTGCTCTAGATTGCGCCAGCACGAACAGCGGTACTGGACGCGGGAACGCGTGATCGCGGCTGTCCAGCGTTGGGCAGCGGAGTATGGCCGCCCGCCGCGTTCCGGTGAGTGGTCGGCAGGCAATCCTGATCGTTGGTGGCCGACGCCCTCGAGCGTATACCGCGGCAGTGACAGTCCTGGTGCACCCTTTGCGTATTGGGCTGACGCGATCGAGGCCGCCGGTTTCCCCCGCCCCCTGGTTGGCAGGTACGAGCGGAAGCGTCGGTTGCAGCAGATGCAGAAGCGATGACTGTGCTGCTTGCCCCACACCATGACGATGAGGCGTTGTTCGCTTGTTTCCAGATTCTGCGGCACCGTCCGAAGGTGATTATCTGCACGCGGGCGGTGGTGCAGTACGAGCGCGGCTACACGTTCGAACGGGAACCAGGGGCGGCGGAGCCGATCACGTCTGCGCAACGGGACGCCGAGACGCAGGCAGCGATGGAAGTCCTCGGCGTCGAGGACTGGGAGACGTGGGACATCCCGGACACAAGACGGGGAGCTATGCCTCCCCTCTGTCAGAGGATTGCCGACGTGGCCGTAGATCACTACTACTGCATCGCGCCTGCCTACGAACCCGGAGGTCACGACCAGCACAACCTCGTTTCCCGCTTCGCCCACCTGGCGTTCGGCCCCGATCGGCTGATCGAGTACCTCACCTACACGCGTTCGCATGGCCGGTCGCGCGGCGGGCAGTCTGTGGAGTTCGAGCCTCACTGGCCTGCGTTGAAGCATCGTGCCCTCGCCTGCTACGAGTCCCAGATTCAGCATCCCTCGACGAGGGATCATTTCATGGGCGGCCTCTGGGAGTACGTGCTGTGACCGAGATGCAGATTGGGCACCGGTGAGCGGCTGGAACGCATCCTCGATCCGGCAGCTGGAGCGATCCTCGATCCAAAAGTTCCTTGAGACGTGCGGCCCCTATCTGAAAGGGCGCGTCCTGGACTACGGGTGCGGGCAGCAGCCCTACAGGAAACTTGTGGAGTCGTTCGAAGGCGAGTATCACGGGTATGACCGGGCTGATCATCCAGGCTCCGTGACGGAGGGTGAGGACGTGGGGGAGTGGCCATTTTCAGGCAGCCCATGGGACTCGATCCTCTGTACCCAGGTCATGCAGTTCTTCCCGACTCGGAAACGGAACTGCGGAGATCACGACGTAGTGGTCAGCGGCCCCGGCGAGGCACTGATGTGCCTCCACTGGATGCTGAAGGACGGCGGGTTTCTGGTGTTGACTTACACGACCAATTGGGACGAGGTAGAAGAAGCTGACCATACTCGGTTCACGAAAACAGGTATGGAGCACATGCTGTCCAGCATCGGTTTTGAGATCCTGAAGCATGAGCGGCGCGCGGAGATCAACCTGGGCGGCTTCGAGTTCCCGTTGGGCTACGGGTGCGTGGCGCAGCGATGATCGTCGTCGACCTTGGCTGCGCCCCCCACGGACCGGAGCAGTCTATTGGTCAGCTGATCGACCGGTTCCAACCGGACACCCTGTACGGGTTCGACCCGTGGCCTGGCCTCGTCGACTCTGATTCTTACCTGTTCGGCACGAGAGTCGAGATCCGCCGGTCGGCAGCCTGGACCCATGACGGCTTCTGCGAGTACGCGCATGTGAACAGGGAACGCTCATGGGACTCCACGATCGTCCGCGCCAAGAACTCCCGCAACGAGTGGGCCGGCGACGTTATCGAGGTGCCGTGCTTCGACTTCGCCGTCTGGCTACGACACCTCCGTCACGCCGGCGCCGGTTTCGAACGGGTGGTGGTGAAGATGGACATTGAGGGTGCCGAGTTCGCGCTGCTCTCGTATCTGCATGAGGACGGTTCCGACTCGCTGATCGACTGGCTGCTGGTGGAGTGGCACGATCAGAAGATGGAGCAGCCACGCCACTATCTCCAGGCTAGGCGCCGGCTGCTTCGGGATCTGCGTTGCTCGGTGGCTGCCTGGTGACCGTGTCAGCGATCATCGTCACCAGAGGCGACGTGGATTTGGTTCCGATCCTCGAGAGCCTCCCGGGCGGCTGGGAGGTTTTGCTTTGGATCAATAATGGGGTGTTGTGGCGCTGGGCTCCGGATACCATGCGGCACAGCTCGTATGGGCAGCATCTGGGGCATCAGCCTGATCTTGCGGTGTATGGCCGGTACGCAGCGATCCCCTACGCGTTCCATGACCTGATCTATGTTCAGGACGACGACTGCATCGTGAGCGACCCGGCAGCATTGGCGGAGGCGTGGCGGGTTTCGTCGTCGGCCCGCTGTGATTGCGTCGTGGCGAACATGCCTCAGGAGTTCAGACCGCATTACCCCGATTCGTGTCTTGTGGGGTTCGGGGCCTGCTTCCAGCGGGAGCTACCCAAGGACGCGTTCGACAAGATGCTCATTCACGAATCTGTCACCAACTGGACGAGCTTGGAGCGCACGCTGGACAGCGGCGAAAAGATCGGTGCGTGGGACGGGCCGTTGTTTCGTAGGACAGCCGATGTGGTGTTCACGACGCTGACCCGGCGGCTGCTCGTGGACGTGCCTGTTGAGGTTCTGCCGTACGCGTACGACGAGAAAAGAATGTGGAAACAGCCGAATCACTATGGGGAGAGAACCCAGGTTCTGGAGATGGCACGGAAGGTGCGTGATGCTTGACCTGGTCTACCTCGCCTGGAACCGCCTGGAGTTCTCCAGGTTCAGTTTCGAGGCGATGCTGCGACACACAGCCTGGGAGCATGTCAGCCGCCTCTACGTGTACGACGACGGTTCCGAGGACGGCACCGCCGGTTGGCTGCGCGACAACCTCGAGCGCGCCCCCGTCCCCTGCGAGTTCGTGAGCACCGAGTACCGGTCGCCGGTGGCGACGACAAACGACTACATCCGCAGATCCGAAGCCGGCATGTTCGCGAAGGTGGACAACGACATCGCTGTGCCGCCGGGGTGGTTGGAGGCGATGCTGTTCGTGATGGACAGGAACCCGACCCTGGATCTGTTGGGGATGGAGGCCGGCCGAACGAAGGTCCCGACCGACGGTTTTCACGGTGTGTACGGGTGGACGCCGTCAACCCACATCGGCGGGGTGGGGTTGATGCGCACCGCCCCGTTCAAACGGTACCCGGCGCCGAAGCAGAACGGACGTTTCGGTTTCACGGAATGGCAGTGCGTCTACCGTCCGCAGCGCGGCTGGATCACCCCTGATCTGATGGTGTGCAGCCTGGATTTCGTTCCGGTGGAGCCGTGGCGCTCACTCTCTGAGGGGTATAGGGAGCGGGGCTGGCAGCGTCCCTGGCCGCTGTATGACCCGGCTGCGCATTATTGGGATTGGATCGAGAACCTGGGTTTTGAGGCGGCGGCGTGAGCGACGAATCCGAATTTGTTCCGAAGCGGTGAAGAAGCGTCTGATCCTCGGAACGATCAACTACTACGTGGCCGAGGACGGCTGGCGGAACGTGCATGTGGACGCGTCGTCGAGGCCGATCTGGCATCCGGTGCTTCAGTGCGGCGTCCCGGTTGACTATGTGATGGATGCGGCCCAGCTGACGTTCGCGGAGGCGTCTTTCGACGAGGTGCGTATGCATCACACGCTCGAGCATTTGACTGTGCATCGGGCTGGGCGGGCGGTGCGGCACGTGTTCCGGGTGCTGAAGCCCGGCGGCGTCTTCGATGTGGAGGTGCCTGACCTCGACCGGATGTGCGCCGCGTGGCTGAACTGCCATGAGGACAGGCAGGGGCTGCTGCAGTGGTTCTACAGCGAGGATGTGGAGGGTGTCCTCCACGAGCCGCTGCTGAACGCGCACCTTTCGGGCTGGAACGAGGAGTTGCTGGGAGCGGTTCTGAGCGACGCGGGCTTCGTTGCGGGCGATCGGCTGGAGACGGGGCTGGCGTTGCGTTACAGGGCTGTGAAGCCTGCGTAGCGTAGAGGCATGAATCTCGCTGCCAGCCTGATCGTCCGCAACGAGGCGGACCGCTATCTCGCCTTGTGCCTGGAGCATCTACTGGAGTTCTGCGACGAGATCCGTGTCTACGACGACGCTTCCACCGACGAAACCTACGGTGTAGCTTCCGGCTTCCCCAGAACCCAGGTTCTGCGTGCGAACCGTTCCCAGTTCTACGAGCATGAGGGCTCGGCGCGGCAGAGAGCGTTGGAGTGGACGCTGCAAGCTTCCCCGACGCACGTGTTGGCCATCGACGCTGACGAGTTCGTGGAGGACGGCCCTGAGCTTCGCCGCCTGATCGAACTGCACCCCAGAGTTCATTCGTGGCGTCTGTGCATGGAGGAAGTCTGGGAGGCCGATGAGGACGCGCTGCGTGTGCGTGTGGACGGGGGCTGGCTTCCTCATGAGGTTCCGCTCGCGTGGTCGACGAGCCAGAAGTTCGGGCGGATCATGGACCGTCAGCTGGCGTGCGGGAGGACACCTACGGGTGCGGGCTCCAGGTCGGCGTCGTCGGGGGTTAGCGTGCTTCATTTCGGCTGGGCTTGTGAGGCGGATAGACGAGCCCGTTACGACCGTTACGCCGTCGCTGACGGGGGACGGTTTCACGCGCAGGCGCATCTGGAGTCGATCATGTGGACCGACGATCGTGTAAAGACGCAGGCGTGTCCGTGGCCGGCGCAGCTGCGCGACCGTAAAGATGCGTTGGCGGCGAGGGCGAACCGAGATATGACAGGGGGAAGCCACGAACGAAAGCGAGAGGGCTGCGGCGATGAGTAACATCCCTTCCTGGTGGGAGTTCGCGCTGCTTGCCGGCGCAAGCTTCCGGGTGTGGCGGCTGCTGGCAGCCGACGCGATCCTCGACCGGCCCCGCAACTGGTTGACGAGGCGGGCGAAGGCAGAGGCGGGGAAGCACCGCAAAGAGGTTGACGTTTTCCTCCACTGCTCCTGGTGCCTCGGATCGTGGATCACGCTGGCATGGTGGGGAGCCTGGCTGATCTGGCCTCACGCAACCATCGTGGCCTCCGTCCCGTGGGCCGTAAACGCGGTCGTGGCCCTCGTCGCCCAGAACCTCGACGACTAGAGGTGTTTCCCCGATGCGAAACACAAACCATGCGGCGACACTAGGCAAGCATGGGCGACGGTCCAGCTTAACAAGACCGCCGCCCACCACAACCCAGGTTCAGCAGGAACCTTTACGCGCGGGACGGAACAATGAACCTCAGCCGCTGCTCCACACCCCGATGCCGCAACCCCTCCCAGGCACCCACCTTCGAGAACCCGAACCCGTTCTGCGTAACCTGCCGGCAAGCCGCCCTCAACCGCATAAGGGCGAACGACGCGCCGGCTAGAACAGAACCAGCTGCTGCTTCCCTGACGTACGACAAGCTCCAGGATGCAGCCGTGGCACGAGGGGACGTGGGCGATGTCTGCCCGTGACTCGTTCCAGGAGGTCGGCGTTGAGGGCTTCGTGCCTCCGGTCGGTGGATTCGTCGCGTCTGAGGTGTGCTTTACGCATTTACAGAATGGTACCTGTTGACCAGGGTTCTAGTTGTGCCGACTGCGAAATTAGCCAGGGGACTCTCTGACCCTCTGACCTGATCGTTTGGGGCTAAAGCTGGTCTGGGCGGCTGGTGTCGAATACAAGTGTCTCGTCATCAGCCCATAAGCGTTTTTCGTTCTTGGCGATAACGTAGTAACCGAGAGAAACACGGTGGCACACTAGGTATTCCCTGCTCCACCTTGTTCGCTTGCTCAGGGATTTCTTGATAGCTTCTTCGCGTGTCATGCCGAATCTTTGTGGATAGGGATGAGAGCGATTATCTTCCCTGCCCGACAAATCCACTCCATCCCCTTGATTTCACTTGGTTCCGTGTAGGTGCCTTGCTCGGTATACCAGGATCCCGTTCCCTGCTTCATAGACTTCGACTTTGATGTGGTTACCTGTGCCATGTCCTAAAGTATGGCTCTGGTCCCCGGTTGATGCATCACCCTAAATGGGGATTACGAACGAGGCACCCTACATGGGGTACCTCGTTCCCATCGATATTTCTGCGAACCTGGGTTCTAGCAGGAGATGGAGCCGGTAACAGCGTCTTTCTTCGCGTCCACCAGGCCAGCGGCGAGGTACAGCGCGCGGGCGGCGTCGTCGGCGTAAAGGTTCATGAACACGCCGGGCGCTTCGCCGACGCGGGGCAGCGGCACCGGTGAGCAGTACCCGGCCCGTTCCCTGTCCCGGTTGGGGAGCGCGGCGGCCTGCTCGATCACCGAATGGATCTTGTCGATGGTGAAGATGGTCTTGGCGGGCGCCTTCGTTCTGACGTCGGCGTGTCTGCCGTGCTTGCCGCCGCCGCCGTTGTGGCGGGCGACGGGGGCGCGTCCGTCATGTCCCTGCTGGTGCCACGGAGTCGTGGCGGACGCGGACGCTGGTGCGACGAGTGCTGCGGCGACGGCGAGCGTGGTGATGACGCGGGTCATTCGTGGTTCTCCTTCGCGAACGGAAACCGGGGGTGTGGTTTCCTGTGATGACTCGTGGGTTGCGTCGAAGTCAAAGTCTGTGATCATGTCTGCTCCCTACTAGTTCGAAGTTCATACCGGCCGGCGATATCTCTCATAGTCGACAGCATTCTCGAGCGCCAATCCTTAGACACCGAGTGGTGAGTCGACGCCCCCGTGGGGTGAACCACTGCAAGCACTACTTCTTGGTCATGCGCCTTCTGCAGGTCGATAAGCAGACCCGGATTGACTCCCTCGAGGTGGCTCGAGACCGAGTCGAATTCCCGCAATATTGTTTCAACGGGGTCTTGCACTGTTGACAACGAGCGGGCTGCCGTTTCGGGCAGCATTGCGCCGATAGGGCAGCGCACTTCGGGTAGCCCCTCCCGATGCGACCAGTATACGCACCGCCCGCCCACTTCACATGCGGGGGCGTCCATCGTTTCCACGTGGCGGAAAGCGACGTCGAAAGCACGCTGGTCAGGTGAGATTCCGAGCTTTTCCGCTTGCTCTGCGATCGTGTCGCGTTCCATGTCGACGTGGGGCATTGCTTTTCGACCTCCAGTCCGTTTGGAAGGGTTGCTTAACTCAGTATCGTCTTTACAAGGCGGTACAGCATCCCCCTGAAGGGGGAAATCCGTTTAACCCCACTGTGTACCGCTGACGGCGTTGCCGTCGTTGCCGGCGAGCTGCTGGGCGATGGGGGCGCACCCCCGGTAAAGCGTCTATGCTGCCGAGTGTCAATGCACCGACCGCCACGGGAGGACTAATGGGGTGCGGCTGTAAAGGCAGCGGATACGTTCCGCCCGAAGCGGGGGCGAGAAGGGCCGCTCGCGTAAAGGCGCGGAGGGAGAGGCCGGCGACGGACGTAACCTCCCCCAGCTACTTCCACACTGCTCCCACGTATTCGGGGCCGCCGAAACGGAAGACGTGACCGTCACCGCCCCGGTTCATCTAACCCTTTGCGAGCTGAAGGCCGCCCGGGATCTGCTGCCAAAGGACACGTCGTCTAGGGGGAACGCGGGGAAACGGGAAGCGGTCAGTGTGTTCCTCGAGTTGTACGACGAGGCGGCGTAACTATGGGGCAAGGGAAGGCTGACTCAACAGCGAGGATCTCGGTTCCGTCGCTGCTGGGTGCTGTGCAGAAGATGAGGCAAGGCGAGGTCGGCCGCCTCGGCAGGTTGGGGATGCCTTGGCAGCAGGACGCGTTCAGGTTCTACTACACCGTCCCTGAGGCGTGGTACGCCTCCCAGTTCTACGCGCGCGCCCTCTCCACACTCCGTTTGTTCGCGGGTCTGCAGGGCCCCGACGGAACCGTTGAGGAACTCCCTGAGAATCATGAAGCGAGCGTCGAACTGGACCGCGTGCAGGACCAGGGAGGCGGCCGCTCGAAGCTGTTGGGTGCTTATGGCCGCTTGATGTTCCTGAACGGGGACGGCTACCTGATCGCGACGCAGCCGGAGGACGAGGAGGAGGACGAGTATTGGGAGTTTCTGTCCGTGAACGAGCTTCGCCGGCAGGGGGATCGTTGGTACCGGATGCGTGCCCCGTTCATGCCTCAGGAGGAACTCTCCGAGATATCCGACGACGAGTTCGAGCAGCAGGGCAGCCGTGCACGGGTGTACCGGCTCTACCGTCCGTCACCGGAATACAGCATGTGGGCAGATTCGCCGATGCGCGCCGTCCTCGGCCTCTTCGAAGAGTTAGTCAGGTTCGAGTTGGCTGTCAGGGCTCGGCAGGAGTCGAGGCTGGCCAGCGCAGGCGGCATCCTGTTCATCCCCAAAGAGATCACGTTCCCGCCCGTTGGCACCGAGGGGCCGGAGGATCAGCGCACCGACCCGTTCATGAAGGACCTGCACGAAACGATCATGGCCGCGATCAAGGATCCCGGTTCAGCGTCTGCGCTGGTGCCGATCGTCGTGCACGCGGACGGGGAACACATCGAGAAAGTGAAGTTTCTGCGGTTGCACGACCCGACCGAGACTTATCAGGAAACCGGGTTGCGGCAGGAGATCATCAAACGGATCGCGACCGGCATGGACATGCCGTCTGAATTGCTGCTGGGGATCGCTGAGGCGAACCACTGGACGGCCTGGCTGATCGACGACCAAACATGGACAGCGCATCTGCAGCCCATGGCGCAGCAGCTGGTGGATGATTTGACGGCTGCGTTCCTGCGCCCGTCGATGCGGGATCAGAACGTGCCGGAGTGGCGCGACATCGTGGTCGCCTACGACCCTTCCAGCGTGATCAACCATCCCGACCGGGCGAAGGACGCGAAAGAACTGTTCAAAGATGGCTTGCTGTCCGGCGAGAAGCTGCGGGAGGTCACCGGCTTCTCCGAGGACGACAAGCAAGGCAAAGAGGAACACGACGAGTACCTGGCGATCAAGCTCCGGGACCCGTTGCTGCTCGACGACGGGAACCTGGGTTCTGAGGGTGAGGCTGCCGACAACGCCGCCGAGACTCTCGAGACGCCGCCGTCCGAAGACGCGTTGCGGGACGAGGACGCACAGGTCGCCTCGGCGCTGCTGGCGAGGGTGGCCGGGGCGGCGGAGGCGGCCGCTATCCGCGCCCGGGAGCTCGCCGGGTCACGCCTGGTGTCAAAGGCGCGGAACGGGAACGGATGCCCGGACTGCAGCGAGAAAATAGCTCTTGTTGAGCAGGGCATGATCGCTTCCGCGTTGGGGCCGGCGCAGGTGAAGGAGTTCGGCACGAACGCTACGACGCTGGTGCAGGGGGCGACGGACACTTTCCGGCAGTGCTTGAAGGTGTGGCATGTGGACGCGTCGAAGTCGAAGCGGTTGGCGCAGCTGATCGAGCAGCACGCCGCTAAGCATCTGTTTGGCCCGCACGAACCTTTGCCTGCCGCCTTTACGGCGTACGCTGCGAAGATCCTGTGAACGCGACGCGTTTCCAGCGGGGCTGGGCGCAAGCACGAAGAGAAGCCGAACAACTGGAACCACTCCTCCAGTCACAATACGAGGCGGCGATCAGGAGCGCAGGACGAAGCGTCGTGAAGGCGTACCGGCAAGCCTCCGTTGTTCAGGTCGCTGCTGTCGAACCGAGGGCGAACCCGTCGACCGGCGACATCTTCGACGCCCGCGTCCTCGAGGAATCAGCGCGGGAGAGAACGGCGGCGACCCGGAGACGGATCGCCGAGGCTGCCAGCATCGTTTCAGCCGACCCCGCCGCCCGACGCGAACTGAGCCCTTTGCTCGCCGCCCTCGTTGAGCAGCAGGCCGGGAGACAGGCGGCGCGTCTCGTCGCCGGCGCCGAAGAAGCCGTGGCGGACGTGATGCTGAAAGCGGTCACCGACGGTTGGTCGGTGCCCAGGACGGCGGACGCGTTGCGGGAACGGTTCAGCGAGTTCTCGAGGACGCAGGCGACGATGCTCGCGCGAACCGACTTGATCAGCCTCACGAACGGCGCCTCTGTTGCCACGGCGACGTCGTTGGGGGGCCAGGCCCCGGCTTTGAAGACGTGGTTGGCGACGAGAGACAACCGCACCCGACCAGACCATGTTTCGGCGTCTGGGCAGACCGTCCCGTTAGATCAGCCGTTCAACGTCGCCGGTGTGCCGCTCATGTATCCGGGGGATCCGGACGGCCCGGACTCGCAGTGCATCAACTGCCGCTGTACCCTGATCTACGCCGACGAAGCGCCTACGCAGCTGTTGCATTCCGAGCAAGGCGGCATCATTGCCGCAGCGGAACAGGAGGAGGAACCGGTGCCCTGGAAGATCCTCGAGCGGGACGGAGAGTTCTGCGTCACGAAAACAGACACGGGCGAAACCGTGAAATGCCACACAACCAAGGATCAGGCGCTGGCGCACCAGCGGGCTCTGTACGCGAACCAGCCGGAGATGGCTGCGGCTGCAGTGTCTGCCAAGGTTAAGGAATACGAGAAAGATCATGCTGATTCTCTTCCTCATCTGGGTTCGCAGATCAGGCATGATCCGCGAGCATTGCTTCCGCCGGAGCACGACGGGATGAGGGAAGCGGTCGATCTTGGCCTTTACACAGCGAGGCGCGGCGGTACCGTTGTATCTACCGAGTTTCAGATCACAGACGGTTTGATTGAGCTTCAGAATCCAGAATCCATCGCCGCAACCCTGACTGTGGAGCAGCGCCGCCGGTGGGCCGAGGAAGGCGTCGCGCTCCCGGACGGCAGCTATGCGATCCCTGACCGTGAGTTCCTGCAGAAAGCGATCCTGGCTCTTGGTGGGTCGGCGCAGAACGACGAGTACAAGCTGCGGGTGAAGCGCCACATCATCAAACGCGCCCTCCAGCTCGACGCGGAACGCGCCCGCGAGCTGGAGGCGGTGTCGATGCTTCCCGAGGACTGGGGTGTCGAACCGATAGTTGGCGAGAACCTGGGTTCTCTGGCGGCCGCGATCCCGGTTGAGCCCCCGTCGGAATGGTTCGACTACCCGGAACCGGATGAGGCGGGGCCGATCACGATCACGGCGGAAGGACATATTTACGCTTGGGCCGCCCTGTGGGGCACCTGCCACACCGGCTTCCCAGGGCGTTGCCGCACAGCGCCTCCCTCCCCCTCCGGGTACCGCTACTACCATTTGGGCACGGTAGACACCGCCGACGGGAAAACGATCCCTGTTGGCAACATCACTTTGCGTACCGGCCACGCGTCTTTGACCGCTTCCAGGCAGGAGGCGGCGGCGCATTACGACAACACCGGGTTGGTCGCCGCCGACGTGGTAGCCCGGGACGGCGTCCACGGCATCTGGGTCACCGGTGCGTTGCGCCCAAGCGTGGGTGAAGAGGCGATCCGCGAGTTGAAGGGCGCGAAACTGTCCGGTGACTGGCGTGGCGTGAACGGCGCCCTGGAGATGATCGGGTTGCTTGCTGTCAACGTCCCCGGCTTCCCCGTCCCTCGCCCGCAGGCGGCTCTGGCAGCTTCGGCAGACGGCGACGACTACGTGACCGCCCTCGTCGCCGCAGGCGTCTACGGTGAACAAGAGGATCTGGAGATCCTGACGGACGAGCTGTTCCGAAGCAGGCTCCGCGCCCTTTCGGCCCGCGCAGGAGGCCTCGACGAGCTTGTCGCGCTGGGGCTGGGGGAAACAGGGCGGGAGGCGAGGCTGCGTCGCACCAGCGCGGTCAGGAAGGTTCCTGTGGTGACGGTGGAGTCCGCGCCGGCGCAGCCCCGCGTCGAGGTCACCGTCCCCGTGGGTGGAGAACAGATCGACGTGATGGCCTACGGTGACCAGATGGACAGAGAGATCGGGTACAGGGTCGGCTTCTTCGCCGACCACGGGTATTGGCCGGCGACGCCGCAGTCCGGGGCCGCGCTGACGCCCGAGGAGTGGCAGGTCGCGCAGGACGCGGCCGCGGAACTGGTTGCTGACCCGGACACGGAGGAGATGTCTGCGCTCAGGCAGCGGCTGCTGGACCGCGGGTTCATTGCGGCATGAGCGGGAGCGTCAGGAGCAAGGTTGGCTGACGAACGCACTTTCGGCGCGGGTCTCCTCCACGACAAGGTTGACCCGCGCACAGGGCAGCGGACCGTCGGGTTGTTCCAGGATCCCGACGGGACGTCTTGGGTGCGTGAACCGGACGGCACGGAGACGATGCTTCCCGCAGGCGGCGGCGCACCGTCCGGCCCTGCCGGGGGCGCACTGGCGGGCGCCTACCCGAACCCTGATCTGGCCGCAGCCCTCGCCGGTGCGGGTCTGAGTTTCTTGGCAAACGTTGTGTCCGTGAATGTTGACGGCTCCACGATCGAGGTTGTCGGGGATGTGGTGCGGGTCGCCGACGGCGGCATCACCCCGGTGAAGCTGTCGTTCGATCCGGCAACGCAGGCGGAGCTGGACGCCGTCTCCGCAGCCGTCACCGCCCTTGACGCTGTCGCGGTGAAGGACGGAGACGCCGCAGGCGGCGACCTCGCAGGCACGTATCCGAACCCGACGTTAGTAGCGATCGGTGCCGCCGCCGGCCCGGTCGGCAACGCCACAACGGTTCCCGTCGTGACCATCGACGCGAAGGGCCGCGTCACCGCTTTGACGTCGGCGGCGATCACCGGCGTCCCCCCAGGAGGCGCCGCAGGCGGCGTCCTCTCAGGCACCTACCCGAACCCGGGTTTCGCCGTGGACATGGCTACACAAGCGGAGCTGGACGCTTTGGCAGCGGCTGCCGTTCTGGACGGCGACGCCGCAGGCGGCGTGCTTTCAGGCACGTATCCGAACCCGGGGTTCGCCGTAACGCCGATCACTTCTATCCCCTACGAGGAGCGGGCAGCCAACACGATTCTGGCGGCTGCCGACAAGGGGAAACAGATCGTCACCACAGCCGCCTTTACGCAAACGTTGACGTCTGCGGCAACGTTGGGTGCAGGCTGGTTCGTCTACCTGAAAAACGGCTTCGACGACAACACGTCGGTGCTCGTAGTGGATCCTTCGGGTGCCGAGCTGATCGACGGGTTGTCTACGGCGACGATGTATTCGGGTGAGGCCAGGTTGGTCATCAGCGACGGCACAGGCTTCAAAACTGTGCTTCTGCATGGAGGGTTCGTCGTCTTCGACGGCAACGGCAGCTTCGTTGTTCCCGCCGGGGCAAATTCGTTCGTGGTTGACTGCGTCGGCGCAGGAGGCGGCGGCGGAGGCGGCAGGGGCGGCGCAGCGGCTTCTGTGCGTCAGGGAGGCGGCGGCGGCGGAGGCGGCGGCAGGTCGATACGAGATATGCCTGCCGCTGCTTTGGGTGCCGCCGGATCGAGTATTGCTGTGACCGTTCCGGCTGGCGGCGCAGGCGGCCCTGGCGGGTCGAGCGCGGATGGAACAGTGGGCTCGCAGGCCGCGAGCACCACGTTCGGTTCGTTGGTCAGGGGCCCCGGCGGCGGCGGCGGCAGCCTCGGCGCCGCCGCCACAACACGGTCAGGCGGCGGCGGCGGCGGCAACGGAGAGAACGGCCCCAACGGCACAAACGCGAGTGTCCGTGGCGGAGGCGGCAACGCAAACGCCGCCTACGGCCAAGGAGAAGTCGGGGCCGGCGGCCTCGCCGGCGGAGTGGGACAGGCGGCTGAATACGGCGGCAGCTCCGGCGGCGGGTCTGCGGCGGCGGGCGCGGCAGGGTTCAACGGCGGCACAAGCACCCGAGGCGGCGGCGGCGGAGGCTCCGGCGGCGGGATCACAACAGGGAACGCAGCCGCAGCCGGCGGCGCCGGCGGCGCATCACCGTTCACGATTCTCGGCGGCGGCGGAGGCACAGCAGGCGCATCCGCCGCAGGCGCGGGCGGTAACGGCGCCAACGGGACCTTCGTGACTTGCGGCAACGGCGGCGGCGGCGGCGGCACAAACGTGGCCGGCACAGGCGGCGCAGGCGGCGCCGGAGGCGCCTTAGGAGGCGGCGGCGGAGGCGGCGGAGCCGGAACTTCCGTTGGCGGCGCCGGCGGCGCGGGCGGCCGCGGAGAATGCCGCGTCTGGTACGAATAACCCAACTGGCAGACGGTGAAGCGAATAGCTGGAACGAGGCGCTGAACATGATCGTGGCCGGCTGTCTGAACAAGACGCGGCCGTGCCCCAACGCGAAGTGATCCGGCTCTCGGTCAGCATCCAACACCATCCGGCACGAGCAGGCCTGCTGCGACGCTCCGCGCACCTCGAGCCCGACGTGGTGTGCGACCCGGAACCCAACGGGCCCCGGAACCCGTGGCGCACCTACCGGCAATGCCTGCTTCTCACGCCGCCCGAGGCGACGCACCGGCTCGTGCTGCAGGACGACGCGATCGTCTGCGACCACTTCCTGGAAACCATGCAGCTGGTGCTGGAGGCTCGTCCCAACTCGATGCTTGCCCTGTTCGTGCCTGGCTCCCATCGCGCCGCCGCCCTGGACATGTACCGGGCCTGCGAACGGGACGAGTGCTTCTTCCCGTTCCCGTTCCACACCGGCTCCTGGGTGCCTGTGGTTGCGCTTGTGTGGCCCGCACACACGATCCCGCCGTTTCTGGAATGGGCGGCGCTGAAGTATCCGGTGACGAAGCGCAGGGCCGACGACGCGATCGTGGGGTCGTACGCGCGGGAGCACCGAACCGAGGTGTTGGCAACCGTTCCGTCGTTGGTTGATCACCCCGATGATGTGCCTAGCCTGATCGGGAACCGGATGAACGAACGTTCCAGGATGGCGGTGTGCATGGTCGACGGGGACGCCCGGCAACGGGGCTGGCGCTGAACGGCGCCAACCCCTGTAAAGACAGTCTTTACGTTGCACGCCGATGGGTGCGGTATAGTCCCCCGCGAAACGTAGCCCCAATCTGCGCGTAGCGTAAAGACAGGGGTAGCCTGGACCGAAGGCTCCCGGCGAGACGACGACATTCGACTCGTTAGGAGAGCCAACCGTGAACATCTTCCCGGAACTGCCGAAGGACCTCACCGGTCTGACGGCGGAGGAACTGCAGGAGCGGCTTGCGGAGCACCGCGCCGTCCTGGCGAAGGTGAGGGACCGCGACGAGGAAACCCTCGGCGATCTGACGATGAAGGACGTGCTCGACCAGGCCACGAAGGCGGTGGAGGAGATCGAGCTGATCACCGCCGAGATGGACGCCCGCGGCGAGGCAGACGCCGAGTTCGAGAACTCCCTCAACGCACTCTCCGAGAAGGCCGGGCTCCAGGAGCCAACCGACGAGGAGAAAGCAACCGAAGAGGTCGAGGCCGAAGCCGCCAAAGCGGAAGAGACGGTTGAGGAGAAAACAGCCGAAGAGGTCGAGGCCGCAGCCGCCGAAGCGGAAGAAACAGTTGAGGTTGTCGAGGAGGTTGTCGCCGAAGCCGAGGCGGCCGCGACGACGGAGCAGGCTCCGGTGCCGGTGACGGCTTCGACGCGGCCGGCGCGCAGGTCGATGCCGCCGAAGCCGTCGAGGCAGCACCAGCCGGTGGAGCAGCAGCAGCAGACGGCCGCGTTCACCGCAGCCGCCGGCCTGCAGGGCTTCGAAGGCGGGGCGCGGCTCGACCGCATGAGTTTGGCCGCCGCGATCGTGGAGAAGCTGCGGTCAGGCACCAGCACCCGCGAAGGGGTGCAGGAGAAGGTGCTGGTAGCTCGGGCGGATTACGGGTCGCTGTTCCCGGAGGAACGCACCCTCTACAACGACGCGGGCGACCAGGAGAAGATCGACGCTGTGACCGGCGAGGAAGCATTGACCGCCGCCGGCGGCCTGTGCGCCCCCGTCACGCCGCTGTACGAGATCAGCCAGGTGTCGGTCGCCGACCGGCCCGTCCGCGACTGCCTCGCCGGCTTCAACGCCGTCCGAGGCGGAGTCACCCTCTCCGCCGAACCGTCGATCGCCGACGTGACCGGGGTGGGGATCGTGACCGCCGCCAACGATGCGCTGGGAGGAACGTTCGCCACGAAGTCGTGCCAGGTCGTGGACTGCCCCGACTTCTGCGAAACCCAGTTGGCGATGGTCTACAAGTGCTTGCAGTTCGGGAACCTGAACTCGAGGGCGTTCCCGGAGATGATCGCGAACTACAACGAGAAGGCGATGGCCGCCCACGCCCGGCTCGCGGAGACGGCGTTGCTGGACGGCATCGACTCGCAGTCGACTCCAGTGACGCAGGCTGCGACGCTGGGGGCCTACTCCGACCTGATCTTCGCGATCCTGCAAGCCGCCGCAGGGATCCGTTCCCGGCACCGCATGTCGTCGAACGCGGTTCTCAGGGTTCTGCTGCCCGCCTGGGTCAAGGACCTGATCGCCGCCGACCTGGGCGCTTCGCAGTTCGACCGGTTGAACCCGCTCGCGGGAAGAATGCAGGTGGAGGCGCTGCTGGAACGGGTCGGCGTCGCGATCTGCTGGTACCTCGACGGCGCCACAGGCTCCGGGCAGGTGTACGGTGCTCAAGACGCAGGCGTCCTCGCGGGATTCCCGGCGACGGTGCGCTGGTACATCTTCCCGGAAGGAGCGTTTCTGTTCCTCGACGGCGGCACACTCGACCTGGGGATCGTCAGGGACTCGACGTTGAACGCCACGAACGACTTCCAGATCTTCGCGGAAACGTTCGAGAACGTCAGCTGCCTCGCAGGGGTCGAGTCGCTTCGCGTGACATCGACCGTCTGCCCGTCAGGCGACACCACGGCCGGAGTCGCAGGGAACGGAAGCGGCCGGGTCTGCGCGTAAGCAACCGTTAGGAAGAAGGAGGGGCAGGGATGAGCACCGTGTTCGCAGGGCCGCCGTACGTTCTAGACGGCCCGCTCCCTGTCCCTCCACCCCACCGGCTCACCGACGTCGCCACCCAGATCCCGGACGGCGGCGATCCGCACTGGCGAAACGGCGCCGCCGTCTGGGGATACCCCTGCGACGGGCCTCACAGCATCGCGCCCTGCCTCGCCGGCACGTTCGCCGACAAAACCATCGACGAGGACATCCCGCTACCCGAGTTCGGCGCGTTCACCGTCTACCAATCGATCCGGTGCACCGCCCGATCCATAGGTGACGAAACAGAGTTCAGGCAGCGCCTGATCAACGTGTTCACCGCCCGCGAATCCTTCGCTGTTGAGCAGCAGTTCGCCAGCGGCGATTCGCAGCCGTTGAACCCGTTCCTCGCCGATGCGAACGCGGAACTCTTGAACGGAGGCGCTGCAACAGACGCCGCCTGTGCTTTGGCGCTGATCGAGGACGCGATCGGAGATACAGGCGGAGCAGGACTGATCCACGTCGCGCCTTCGGGCGCCGCCGCGCTCGCTTCCGCGTTCTTGACTGTCGAGAAATCCGGCGGCCTGTACACCGCTCGGGGGACACGGATCGTGGTCGGGACCGGATACATCGGGGCGGCACCTGCGGCGCCGCCGCCTTCGGGTCAGTCGTGGATGTTCGCGACCGGCCCCGTCAACTACTACCGAGGCAACGTTGTTCTCACCCCCGGCAGCGTCAGCGAAGCGCTCGACAGATCAAACAACGACGTGGCGTTCCTGGTGGAACGCGACTACCTCGTCTACTGGGACACATGCCTGCAGGCGGCTGTGCTCATCGACTTCTGCTCATGACCGACGACACCGCAACTGGTAGGGAGGAGGGCTCGTAATGACGGCAGTCTGTCCGTCCTCGATCCTGGCCTGTGGGATGCGAGTCACGCTGCTCGACTCCCAAGGCAACGTCGCTTCAGGATCGAACAACGTGTGGGTCACCGACAAACTGATCGAGATCTCTACGACCCCGGAGATCGAGGCGCCCACGGATCTGACGATGAAGTCCGGCTGCGACCGGATCATCGCCACCTACCGCGGCCCCGAACTGTTCAAGCGCCACACTTTCGAAATCAGCCTTGGTTCGATCGAGCCGGGTCTGCTTTCGATGATGATCGGAGCCGACGTCTACCTCGACGGCACCGACCCCATCGGGTTGTCGTGGCCGGGCGGAATCGCCTGCGACGACGTCGCCGTCCCACAGGTTGCGCTCGAGGTGTGGTCATACGCGTGGGAGTGCGCCGGCCAGTCGCCGACGTGGCCGTACATCCACTGGGCGTGGCCTGGTACACGCTGGCAGATAGGTCCCGCCACGCTGGGGGCCACGGACTTCTTCCGGCCGGCGTTGACGGGGTTCTCGTTCGCTAACCCGTTGTGGGGGTTCGGCCCCTACGACGACGACCCGGGCGACGTGATCGGCGACCTGGGCGCGTTCTGGTTCACCGACGAGACGCCGCCGACCGCGCTGTGCGGCTACCAGACGGTGGTTCCGTCGTCCTAACGATCAAGAGGAGGCCCGGGGATGAGCTCGACCGACGTTCCTGTCCTCGGGCCTTGCGATTCGTGGCTCACCGCCGAAGAAGCTTTAGCTTGTTGCGAAGCGGCCGGCACCGACGCCGCCCTGCTGGAGTCCGCCGCCGTCGCCGCCTCCCAGATCCTGTACGAACTCTCCGGGAAGCAATTCCCGGGAGTCTGTGTCGAGGACGACTATCGGCCCTGCACCGACGGCTGCTCCTGCTGGTACACCCTCCCCGCCGTCTCCATGGGAGGCCGGTCCACCTGGGGCTGGGGATGGGGATACTGGGGGTGGGGGTGGGGGTGGGGCTACCCGGGCTGCACACATGACCTGTGCCGCTGCGGCCGCCTCTCCCGCGCCCTGCTCAACAGCTACCCGGTAACGGAGATCCTGGAGGTGAAGATCGACGGGGTGGTGCTCGACCCGTCCGAATACAGGTTGGACGGGAACCGGTGGCTGACGAGGATGGCGGACGGTTCCGACGACGCGCAGTTCTGGCCCGCCTGCCAGCATCTCGACCTCGACTCCGACCAGCCCGGCACATGGTCCGTCGCGTACGAGTACGGGATAGCCCCGCCGATGATCGGGATCCTTGCCGCGCAGCAGCTGACCTGCCAGCTGTACCTGGCTTGCGCCGGCGGCGGCGCCGGTGGAACAGAATGCCGGCTGCCGTCCGGTGTGACGAAGCTGGTGCGGCAGAACGTGACGATAGAGTTCGCCCCCTTCCTCGCCTGGGCGTTGAAGGACGGCTCTTGGGCGACGGGTCTGTCGCTCGTCGACGCGTTCCTGAGCACGTACAACCCGCAAGCGTTGCGTAGCAGGCCTTCCGTGTGGTCGCCGGACGCACCGAATTACGGCTACGCGCCGGGGGCCTGATGGCCTCCACCCCCACCACCCTCTACGACTTCGCCGCCCAACTCCTCGTCGCCTGCGAAGAAGCATTAGCCACGACCGCTGCCGGCGTCCCCGACCGCTCCTACGTCACCGTAGACTCGCCCGCCCTCGACTGCCCGGAGCAGCTGACCGTTCACACGTCGACGCTGCAGATCGACGCTCAGGGGCCGCCGATGAGCACCGGGCAGAGGATCAAAATGAACTACCGGATCCTGGACACCATCGTCGCCACCGTTGTTCGCTGCACCCCCCAACCCACAGGCGGCGGCGTGCCCCCCTCCGAGGCTGCGCTGGACGCGCTGGCGCGAACGGTGAACGAGGATCTATGGGTGATCTGGAACCACGTCGCCGCGCGCATCCGCGACAACACCCTCTTCGAAGGGGCATGCCAGTTCAACGACTTCAACGTCGCCCGGGCTCAACGCGAATCCGGGGAGTCGGCGGGGTGGGTGTTCACCGTGAGGGTCGCTATCGACGGGTTCACGGTGATCCCGTGACATGTGGACACTTGGACGGCGAACCTCCCCAAGCCGCCGTCCAGAACCTGGGTTCTCGCTGATGGCGTCCTCCTTCAGGCCGGACAGGCGAGGCATAGAGGCGCTTCTCAGAGGCCCCTCAGGGGCCGTGGCCGCCGATCTGCTGCGACGCGGGCTACGGGTCGAGTCGCAAGCCAAAGTGAACGCGTCCGGCCGCCCTGGCCCCAACGTGGACACCGGGCGTCTGCGTTCTTCGATCCAAACTTCTTTGCGTGTAGACGCGTTCGGTTTGGCGGCTGTGGTGGGCGCGTACACCGAGTACGCCGCGTATGTGGAGCAGGGAACCGACCGGGCGCCCGCCTACCCGTACCTGCGACCGGCTCTGCCGGCGGCTCTCTGACAGGTGCGGGGCGTATCATCCTTCGCGCTTTATCCAGCGAAGGGGGGGACGTGAAAGACTTCGACGCAGAGAAGATCGCCCGCAACGAGGAGGACCTCGTATTCAAAGTGAACGGTGTGTCTTTCAAGCTCCGACCCGCCATCTCCGCCAGACGCATCGCCGAGTACGAGGACGAAGTGTTCGGCGAAGGCACCACTGCGGTGCAGACGATCGAGGCGCAGGAATCCCTGGTCGCCGACGCGCTCGAGCCTGGGCAGGAGGACGCGTGGCGTGCCGCCTGCCGGCCGGACGCTCCGCTGCCTTTGCAGATCCATGATTTGGAGCGGATCACGAACCACCTTCGGATCGTGCTGAGCGGCCGCCCTTTAGGGAAGCCACCAGGCTCTGGTGGTACGCCCGAGACAACTGGAACAACATCGACGGGAGAATCGCCCTAACCGGCGGCCACATCGACGACATGAGCTTCCGGCGCCTCCTCAACGTCGTCTACGCGCACCTCGCCGACGCACGCAAAACCGACCCGGACGCCGTCGAGGCTCTGAACCGGCAGCTTCGGGAACCGTTCGACTATGAGTTGACGCCTGAGGAACGGAAGCGGGCGGAGGCGCGGAGGATCGCTGAGGCGTCGGGTGCGATCCGTGGCCAGCAGGAGTTGTTGGAGTCGATGAAGCGGCAAGCGATTGGTAAGGCGTGAGCGAGGTCGTCGGCTCCGCGACCGTCGAGATTCGGGCGGACACAAGCCGTTTTGAGCCGTCGCTGATCGCCGGCACCCGACGCGGCGCGTCCCGCGCGGGTGACATGGCGGGGAAACAGTTCGGCACCGACTTCCAGCGCGGCTTCCGCTCCCGAGTGGTCGGGTTCGGAGCCGGCTTCTTCGCCGGCGCGCTGGGTGTCCGGCAGATCGCCAGGCTGGGCGCCCAGGCGGTGCAGGTCGCCTCGAACGTTGCTGAGCAAACGTCTAAGACGGAGCAGGTGTTCGGGCAGGCCACCGCTTCCGTGGTCAGGTTCAGCGAAACGTCCGTCAGGCAGCTGGGGCTGGCGGAGGATCAGGTGCTCGAGATCGCCGGTTCCTTCGGCGCCTTGCTGCGTCCTTTGGGTGTGGTCGAGAGCGTCGCTGCTGAGCAGGCCCAGGCGTTGACGAAGCTTGGGGCGGATCTGGCGTCGTTCTACAACACCGACGTTTCCGACGCGTTGGCGGCGATCCGGTCGGGACTGGTTGGCGAGGTCGAGCCTTTGCGACGCTACGGCGTCGTGTTGTCGCAGACGAGGGTTGAGCAGGCTGCGTTGGCTGAGTCGGGTAAAGACTCGGCGAAGGAGCTGACAAACCAGGAGAAGGTGCTGGCCCGTATCGGCATCGTGTTCAGCGACGCGCGCCTCGCCGTCGGCGACTTCGAACGCACCTCATCCGGACTCGCGAACCAGCAACGCATCCTCTCAGCCGCCGTCCGGCAAACAGAAGGCGTCGTAGGGGAAGCCCTGATCCCGGTCGTCAAGGACGTGACGACGGAACTGGCTGCCTGGTTCTCGAACACGGAGAACCAGGAGCGGGTACAGAGGGCCGTAAAGCAGGCGGTGGCCGACACGATCTCTGTTGTAAAGGCGTTCGCTGACGTTGTCCGAACCGTAAAGACAGTCCTCGATCCGGTCGTAGACGCCCTCGGCGGGGTTAGAAGGGCAGCCGAGCTGGCCTTCGGTGCTGCTCTGACTTTGAAGCTTGCGAAAGCGACGCGGGCGATGCGGATATTCGGTGCCTCCGCAGCCGCGGCGGGAGCGCAAGCGTCCGTTTCGTCACCGTTCGCAGGCGGCGTCGCCGGCATTCCCGCTACCGGACGGGGTGCACGCGCCGGCGGCAGACTGCTGGGGGCGGCAGCGACGCTTCCGTTAGCTGTGCCGCTCTCCGAACAGATCCGGCGGCTCGAGATCGGCCCGGGTGGCACCGTTGACGAGAATTTCCGTGCCCTCGGCGAAACCGTCGGTGCAGCCGCTGACAAGCTCGGATTGTTCGGCGGCAAGATCGACCTGAGCCGAGCCTCGATCGAGGCTGACACACAGGCGATCCTTAAGCGGAAGCAGACGACGGAACTGGAGACGCTGCGGCTCAACCGGAACCTCAACCAGACAGCAGGCCCAGCCGTCGCCGGCGGCAGCCCTCTATCGCAACTGGCGCGCAGGCCGCGCTCCACCATCTCCGGAAACCTCAGTTTCCAGATCAGGGAACTTCAGGCGCAGCAGTCCGCCTCCACCGCCGACGACCTGAAGGTGTTCGGCGCCCGAAGGGAATTCATCCAAAACCAGATCAGCAACATCGAAAGGTTCGGGGCCCGAGGCAGGAACGACCAGAACCGGCTTATCAGACTGTACGAAGAGCTCGGCCGCGTCACCGGAGAAATCGGGTCGATCGAGGAGGCGGCGGCGCAGCAGCGGGAACAGCAGGCGGAGGAACGGAAACGGCGGGCGGAGGAAGAGAAGCAGCGTCGCCAGAAGGAGCTCGAGCAGGCGAAGGCGGAACGCCAGGCGGAGCGTGATCGGCGGCAGCGCCTCGTGGATCTGCGCGGCTCGAGGCTGGCGTTGAGGGTGCAGCAGGCTGAGCTGACGAAGACGACAAAGGATGATCGGGCCGCACTGAGAGCCCAAATCAGGTTCTACGGTGAGCAGTCCCGAAACGCGCGCCGCACCGGTGCATTGGCGAAAGCCGTGGAGGCGGAGTCCAGCAAGGCCGCCGCCCAACTAGCTTTGCGTGGGCTGCGGCCGGGAAACCAGTCGACGGGCGGCCCGAGAACCGATTTCTTCCAGGAGGCGGCGAACCAGTTCCGCCTGTTCGGCTCCAACATCGGCCGTGCCGGAGACCCCCTGTCGGGGCAGCAGGCCCGCGGCCAGTTCGCCGGCGTCGCTTTGGAGCGGGGACGCAACACGGCCGCGTTGACGCTCGGGAGGCTGGGGGAGCAGCTGCAGGAGGCGCAGCTGACGAACACGATCCTGCGCGGCATCAGCGCCGCCCTCAGAGGCACAGCGCAGGCGGCAGGGTCGCTGCCGCCACGCAGGACGCCTCCACAGGCGATCGCGTTGGCTCGCGATAACGCGCGTAGCCAGTTGGCGGGACGATGAGCATCGTCGAGTGGGACTGCGTCCCGATCGACCTGGTCACCCCGCAAGGGCAGATGGACTGGAACACCCCTGCCGTTGACTCTGACCCGTTGTTTCTGCTGGTGAAGGAATCGTGTCAAGCGGTGTCGTCGCAGCGGGTGACGAAAGACAACATCCCGCAGAAAGACGGCTCGATCCTGCATCAACGGTTCCGCACCGGCTACGAGATCGCGTTGAAGATCGCGTATTGGGAACGTAAGGATGTGCCGGCGTGCGGAGAGCTGCTGGTAGACATGCACGACGAGATGATGCGGCACCTCCGTTCGATCCTGAACGAGTCAGGACGCGTCATCTACACGCCCACCGGCCATGCCGCCCGCTTCTTCGACGAGGTGCGCTGGCTACGCGAAGTCGCTACCGAAGCCCAAAGCGGGCTCACCACTGTGACGTTCGCGCTCGACTCGCCGTTCCCCTACAGCCTGGACTTCGCGCAGATCGAGACGGAGATCGACACGTCGCCGACCACGCTGACGAACAACGGCTCGGCACCGATGTTTCCGGTGATAAGGGTGGACGGCCCCACATGCGGGTTCACGATCATCAACAACGACAACCTCGACGATCAGGGTGATCCGAAACAAATCGTGTACGACTCGGATTTCCCGGGGGCGCAATGCATCGGCTCCGGCGAATTCGCGGAGATCGACACGTTCAGAGACGTCATCTACCTGAACGGCGACGAGGACAACCTGAAGCCAGGCATCGACGTTGAGAACAGCGACTTCTTCGAACTGGTCGTTGGGGCGAACGACATCGTGGTGTTGGGTGAGGGGACGGAGCCGGCGCCCACGGTGACGTTCCTGTGGCAGAACGCCTACGCCTGATGGCCGGCACATTCACCGAAGGGTGGGAGGAAGGGCTCGGGAACTGGCCCGAGGACCCCAACGGCGACACGGGGCTGTTCACGATCACGACGGATTGGTCGTTCGGGTGCACACACTCGCTGGAGGCTGTCGCCCCGGACGCGTCAGGGGCCGGGTACGGCGGCCGATTCTACTCAGGCACCCCAGGCTCCGGGTCACAGGACGTGTTCTACTGGCTGTCGTACGCCCTGTTTCTGCCCTCCGGGTTTTGGGCGTCGCTGGCGGGCGAAGCGGGGTCGACAATGCCGGCGGGCACGTTCCTGCTGGACGACAGCGTCAACCCCGAGTTCCCGCTGTTCGCGATCTTCTTCGACGGCGCAAACCAACAGATTTACGCGCAGCTGGGCGGATCCCCTTCCGGTGTCCTCGCCGAAGGGAACGACCATTTCGTGGAGATGGCTGTCCGTGTGAACTCCGCGGACGACTCATATGACCTGATCGTCTGGGTCAACAACGTCGAGATCGCGAACGTCAACAGCGGCGCCGCGGCGTTGGCGGCCGGGACAGCTGTGACGGGGTTGGCGGTCGCGCAGCAGGGAAATGCGAACGTCGCCGGCGCAATACACAACATCGACACGTTCGAATGGGACGAGACAGCACAGATCGGGGCGGTAGCGGCCGGCGACGAAACCTGCGTTGGTTTCACCGGCCGGTTCCTGTCGTCGCCCCCGTGGCGGTGGGTCGTCACCGAACTCGACTCCCAGGTCGTCACCTTCCTCGACCGCCTCGCCATGGACCGCCAGCTAACGCATCTCCTAAACCGCCCTTCGCAGCAGGAATGCCGGCTTCCGTCGGACAACCCGGAAGTGAACATTCTGCAGTCGGCGGGGACAGGGCCGGCGGAGCCTTTCGTGAGCGAAGGCACGAGGCTGCTGTACTGCTTCCGCCGGGAGGGCGGCACCCCGAAGTGGCGGATCCGGGCGTCCGGGATCATTCTGCAGCTCGAGGACGAGGCCGACTCTGACGACACCTCGACCGCGTACACGCACCTGACCGCCTATGACCCGTGGCAGTACCTGTACAACCGGCCGGTGTGCGACATCGACGGGAACCTTCCCGGAACTAACGGATTGTCGTTCTCCGCCACCACGGGGGATGTGATCGCGCTCACCCTGATCCGCAACACGATCCTCAACCACGGAACGGTTCACCTGGATCTGCCGTTGCTCTACGGAGGCACGTTCTTCTGGTCGGGGACGGTGCAAACCACGGACGCGATGGACATCAACTTCGAACAAGGCACATCCGTAGGGGAGGCTTTGGAACAGCTGGCGGAAACGGACACCATCGACTTCGAGATCGAGCCGATCTGGGATGCGGTGAACCGGCCCGGCTACACGTCGCAGCTGAGCATCTGGACGGAGATGGGGTCAACACGGTACGTGTCGATCTTCGCGTGGGACCGCCCCTCCCATTCACTCGTCGGGATCAGCCGGTTGAAGGACGGTTCGCAGCGGGCCAACAAAATCCAGTTCTTCGCCGGACCCGGCGGCCAAGACGGCGCGGCCGCGTTGCAGACGGACGGGCAGTCGGCCGCGAAGTACGGCCAATATTGGGCGCAGCAGTTCTTCCCGAAACAGACGATCGTGGCACCCGTGGAAGCTTTGGCGGCCGCACAGTTGGCGCTCAGGAAGAACGGGAAAACAACGGTTTCGTTCAGTCCCGCCCCCGAACGGTCCCCTATGCTTTACACCGAATACTTCCTGGGGGACAGGGTGCCCGTGTACTCGAGCCGGAACTTCCGTGAGGAGATGGGCGGCCCCGCCAGCGACCCGCTGCTGCAACGCATCTACGGGATCCCTGTTCGGATCACCGACGACGGGGTGGAGGAAGTGCAACGGATGCTGACGGCCGCGCAATGAGTCTGCCGGTTGACACGGATTCGCTGAACGCGATCCTGAAGGACATGAAGAACCGTGTCCGCGCTTTGGAGGCGAAACGGCCGGGAAGCGCGTTCGGTGAGTCAGGCGAGTTCACGTTGGACGCCGGGTTCTCCGCACCAGGAACTCTGGAATGGGACCCGATCTACGATCCGCACGGGTTCTTCTCCGGGGCGCAGCCGACGAGGATCACGATCCCCAGCGGCCTCGGAGGCGTCTACAACATCAGCCTGCCGTTCTTCTGGACTGCGGAATGAGCAGCTTCTGGGAAGCGAACGTCAACGGCTCCGGAGGCGGCGGACAGCAGGACAAAGCCTGGGATGTGCCGACCACGATCGAATCCTTCGTGCTGGAGTTCAAGATGCGCCTCCAGGCAGGCGACTACATAGAGGTCGAAACCACGGGCGGTCTGACCCTGTCGGTGCCTTCGATGATCATCTGCCGCATCAGCGACGAGACGCCATGACAGCTGCACGGATCCTTGCCCGCGCAAACATCAACCTGCGCGGCCTCAAAGCGGGGCAGGTGGGGTGGGTCGACCCGACCGACGCCACCATCAAAATGTACATCGAGTGCGACTACCTGACCGCCGTCCCCATGCCTTTACACATGTCCGGAGGAGCAGATGCCGAAACCAAGGTTCCCGTCGAGAGCGGTTCTGAGCATGAATCCCTTTTGGGGGCGGGATACCCCGACGGAACGCCGGCGGAAGCCGGCGAGGGCGCACAGCACCATTCGAAGGGGGTCTGACGGTGCCTCTGACTGAACGCCAGGTCCCCTACACTGGCCCCTATGGGCTAGCTGGTTCTGGTCTGAAGGAGAAAGGGCCGACAGCGGAGGCTCTGAAAAGGGCGATGAGCCGCCTCGGCCTGATCGACTGGACAGACTTCGACCCGCATTACGACCAGACCCTGGCGGCCGCTCTGGCGGAATGGGACCCAGGAAACACCGGCTACGGTGAAGGGCGTTGCAAGAAGCTAAGGTCGGCACGCGTGCCAAAAGGACGGGAACACGCCGGCGAATACGCGCTCGACGCCTATGGTCAGAAACTGATCCAAGACGAAGCGGGGGCGACGGACGAGGGAGATGACGAGGCTGAGGTGATGCGGTACATACGCGAGTTCTGGCGGAAAGCGGTCCAGAACCGGGCCCGCTGGCGCTACACCCAAACCCGACCCTTCCAAGTCTTCGTCGACCCGTCAGGCTCCTACGTGCGGGGCGACTGCTCCAGCACGGTTGTGCAAGCCGTCGCCTACGCCGGTGGCAAAGCCGGGGTAAAGGTCGTCGACCCGTCGAAACAGTCGTTCTCCGGGTTCGGCAACACCGACCTGTTCGAGGACGACTGGCCGAAGATCGGCGCCCCCTACCGTGTCGGCGACCTCGCCCATTTCCACTCCCCTAGGCATGTGGTGCAGTGCATCAGGCCCGGGAACCTGTGGACGGCGGAGTGGGGATCGAACGGTAAAGAGGCAGACCCGACCAGCTTCGTTCTAGCGAACTACAGCAGGTTCCCGGGCGAATTCATGTTCGTGGTGCGGCCCACGCTGCTGGCGACGTGAAGGCGGCTCGAGTCCGAGTGTCCGCGAATGGGGGACGTGGAGGTTGTTTTGGAGGAAGAGGGAGAAGGTCATCGCGCCGGCAAACCTCAGGGCGATCCGCCGCTGGCGGCCGCGCCGGGGGGGAGGACGCCGCTGGACGAAACGCTGATCGTCAACGGCCGGGTCGAACTACGGCGGACGCACCCGTGCTTGTGGCGTGCAGAAACGGGACTAGCGATCATCAACCTCGCGCTCGGCCTCGACTTCGTTGTGTTGCAGCCGACCTCCCTGATCTACGGCTTCCCGAACGAACTGTGGGGAGCGATCTTCCTGGCTCTGGGCGTAGCCGAACTCGCGTTCCTCAACCTCTACCGGCGGCTCAAGGGGGCGCGGGCGGTGATGGCCGCCGACGCCGCCTACCTGCTGTTCCTGGCCGCCGGCACAACGCAGCCGTTCATCGAGGGGCACGGCTCATTACAGGTTCCGATCATGTACCTCGCTTTGGCGGCGGTGCAGATCCCGCTTGTGATCGAGCCGTTCATGAACCCGTGGACGGCGCGGCGATAATCGCGATCGGTCTGCTAGCCGTCGTCATTATGCTGGGACCCTCACCGGTAAAGGAGATCTTCTGGCACCCGGCCGTGATCGGGCTGCTCGTGGGGCTGCCGTCGTCGCTGCTCGGGTATCTGATCTACCGGCGGTCCCGCGAGCTCGACGAGGCAGCTGAGCAGGCAGGGATAGCCACCGCTCAGCGCGAGTCGATCGGCCAGGTCGTCGACGGTCTGAACAGAATCATCACGGCTCTGCAGGAAGACAACGCCTTCCTGCGTACAGAGGTGTCGGTTGGGCGGGAAGACGTCAAGGCGTGCTTGCGGAAAGTGTCGGATCTTCGCCGCCGGGTGGACGAGCTAGAGATGGATCTTCGGCGGGCCAAGAAAGGACACGGTAGAGAGGAGGGGAACTAGATCACGGATCCGGAGGGTGCGTAGCGTCTAAGGATTAGGAGGCAGCATGAGCAACTTCGAGATGTGGTCGCTGATCGTGGGGTTCCTTCTCCCGCCGGCGCTCTCGTTGATCATCCAGACCGGCTGGGGCCGACGTGTGCAGGCGGCGCTAGCTTTCGCCGCGTCCCTAGTTGCCGGCGCCGGCACCGCCTACTTCCAAGGCGATCTGACTGGCCGGCGCTTCATCGAGGCCAGCCTCGTCGTGCTTGTGGCGGCGGTCGCCACATACCAGGGGTTCTGGAAGCCAACTGGTGCGGCGGCGGCGATCGAGGAGACGACGAACCTCGGAAGCGCCTAGTAGGTTGCGCCCCGGCTGGATCAGCCCCCACCGGGGCGCAACAGGTCTAGGCGGCGGTAGACTGCCTTTCCCCCGACCCAAGGGAGGCGCGACGATGCCGCTCGACAGTGGAGCATCAGGCCAATACCACGCGGACAACGGAGACGCGTTCGCCCACTTCATCCGTGAGCACGACAACGGAGACACGATCGCGATCCTCTCCGACGGCGACCACGGCTCCGGCCTCGACACGGGCTGGACGATCAAGCTGCGGGTGAAGCGCGGAACCGAAACCGGAGAATGGACACCCGGCGACTAAAACGCTTGCTTCCCCCGTAGGGGATGCGCCTCGAGGGAGGCGACGCGCAACCCCTACGGGGGAAGCAGCGGGTACACCTTCACCGACCAGCCCGGCAGCTCCTCAGGCATGTCGTCGAGAAACGCCTGCTTCAGGCCTGCCGCATACTCGAGTGCCGCCGCCGGCTCGTCGAACCGGTAGACATGCACGTCTCCGTGCTCGAGCTCGGTGGTGACCACGCACCAGCCGACGGAGCGCAGCATGTTCTCCAAGTCGGTGCGGGCCTGGCCCTTCTCGATCAGGTCCCTCAGCACGTCCGCCTCCGCTTCGCTCCACTCGCTCATCAGCCGTCCTCGGCGGCGCGTAGATCGTTTTCGTAGCGGGCGAACGTTAGGGGTGTGTCTCCGTCAACCCTGATTTCATACAGGACGCCGATGGTGTTTGCGGGATAGAACTTGATCACCCTGATCACCTCGCCGGTGTGGTCAAACACTTTGCCTTCCCGGTTCTGGCCGAGAGAGAATCCGACGCGATCACCCACCGAGAACCTGGGTTCTGGGGTGGTGCTCACTGTTCGGCCCTCGCGACGAACGTGCGGGGCGCACCCTTGAACACGCACTGCAGCATGTTCCCCACCCTACGCGGGTCGGTGTACAACCCGTCTTCGCTGAGGAACGTCTGCCAGAAATCCAGGAGGGCGTCCTGCAGGCTATGCGAGTTGACGGATCCGACTCGTTCCCCCGCTTCATAGATCGCGTAGATGCTCACCGCCCTCACGGATCCTCCTCATCGGTGAGAGCCTGCCGTGCGATGGCCTCGATCTCGCACAGGTCGGTGTACGTCCAGAAGGCCACGTCCTCCCATGGTGAGCTCGTGCGGGGCGGGCGCCACTCGACCATCGGTGCTTTGCGGAACACGATCCCGTTCTGACGGTACGACTCGATCCGATTCGGTTGAAAAGCCTGGATTCGAGCCAGTGCCTCCCGGTACCGTTTGTTCTCGCGGGCGAGGCCGTCGAGGGCGTACTCGTACTCCATGTGCCTCAATGAATCGAATCCCCGCGCCTTCAGCAGCTTGCAGTCGAGCCGGTGGCTCGCCAGCGCTTTCTCGAGCGTCTTAACTCTTGGGTCGGTGTTGTTGCTCATCGCCAACATGCGCTGAAGAAGCGTTGCCCGTCAACAACCAATTCGCCTGACGTGCCGGTGGTCTGGATCATCCAGGGGCCCCGCTCGTCCGGTCCGTCCACGAACAGGAACTCGTTGGACGCGCCGGCGAAACGCCAGCCGGGGTGCCACAGGTCGAGCATGTAGGCGATCCATTCCTCGGTGGGCATCAGTGATGTGTGAGTAGCGGTCATGCCGTCAGTATCGGCGATCGTGTGGGCGAGCGAATCCCTACAAAGGGGGATTACGCCAGAACCCAGATTCTACGATACTCCGGGCATGGACGAAGAGACCGCATACGAGAACCGCTCAGGACGCCCCTACACGCCAGACCCGAGCGACCTCGTGGAAGACCTACATGCGCGCTGCCAGGCGCTCAGGAGGCAACTGGGGGCGCTGCAGCCGCAATGTATGGAGGAGGCGAGGCAGTACGACATGATCCTGGGAGAGATCGAGGAGCTCGCGTCGAGGATCGTCGCGATCGAGGAGGGCAGACGTGGCTGACATGATCGAAGGAATCCGGATCGAATCCTACGAGGACGGGTTCCACCTGATCCTCGAGGGCGACTTCGTACGCGCCTGCGAACGCTACCTTTCCCGCGGCGACTGCACGATAGATCTGTGCTTGCCGCAGGATGCGGCGTTGAAGCTCGCCGACAACGAATGCGCACAGATCCGGTTGTGGCGGCAGGAAGGGTTCGCCGCCGCAGCCTCACACGTGCCGCCGGTCGACCCCGGCGACTGCGGCTACGAACCCAACGACCCCAAGCACCCGGCGTTTCATCAGCGGTTCAGCGCGCAGGCGGAAGAGCTGCGCAAACGAGAGCGAGAGCAATAAATCGATTATCTGAGGGGTTGAAGGTGGTGCGGGGCGGTTTGCCCCCCGGCGGCCGACCCCGCACCTTGAGCGATGGGAGTTGTGCGCTCGCGAGCAAGTATACTCGTCTTGCCAGCATCGGCAAACCCGAGTAACATCAGATTCCCCGGCGGCAGGGACGAATTGGAAGATCCGGGTGATGGGGAGGTTCGGTGCGGGGAGCGAAACGCTAGTGGATCGCCCAGAACGGATCCACGGCGGCAAAACCCAGGTTCTTCTAGGGCGCCTCACACATGTGAAAGAACGCCCCGCCGGCCCGCACGGCGTTCGCCGCTGGCAAGCATACTGCCCCGTGCACGAGAACGACGGGGCGCGGCACAAACCTTCGCTGGCGGTTCAGGAGGGAGACAAGTGGATCAACCTCGTGTGCCACTCGTGTGACTACTGGGACATTGTGGCCGCCCTCGGCCTCAAAGCCGAAGACGTCGCCCTCAAAGACGACGGGCCTTATGACCCGAACGGGCCCAGGCCGAAGAAGCTGCCCGTCGACAGGCGCCAAGTCGAGTTGGAGGCCAAGTTCGCTGCGCAGCTGCTGCAGCGGGAACCCCAGTTGCTTGCTCGGCTGCGGTCCGAGCGGGGCTGGGCCTCCGGCGCCCTCCAGAAACTCGGGGTCGGCTGGCTAACCCTCGACAAGCGCCTCTCGATCCCCGTCTACGACAAAGAGGGAAAGCTCCACGACGTGGTGCGATACGACCCGTTCCGCCAGTTCAAACGGAAGACGCTGGCTGGTGAGGGGAAGTCACGCACGATCTGGCCCGCCCCGGAACACACCCCACGCAACGGACCACTGCATGTTGTGGAGGGTGAAGGGACGGCGATCAGCATGGCTTCCGTCGGACTCACCGCCGTGTCTTTACCGGGCGGGATGCCGCAAGCAAGGAACAACGTCGACCGGCCAGGAAGGTTTCAGGGGTCCGGTTGGCATCCGGCGTGGGCGAAACGCCTGCTGACGCACCGTCAGCTGGTGTTCTGGCCTGACTGCGACCGGAACGGGCGCGACCTGATGACCGTCGCCTCCTCCGACTGCGAGCGGGCCGGCGCACGCGTCACCGTCATAGACCTGGGCGGCCCCGACAAGTTCGACGTCGGCGACATGCTCAGATACACGAAGAACCTCGAGTTGCGGCAGGAAGCGAGGGTAATCATCGAGATCCTGATCGCGTCGGCGCAGTCCGGGCGGGGGGAGCAGATGGAGCAGGCCCGCCAGTGGTGGCGGGGCTGGTACGGCAAGTTCAACGGCAACGCCGCAGCCTGACTCGGCTGCCCCTACGGGGAAATAGAGGCCGGTAGCCGACGTGCTGGGCCGGGATTTACGCGTTAGAGGCGCCCGCTACGCAATGCTCAGAAAACGCATTGGAGTGACCGCTACTCAGACGAAGGCGGGGGACGGAGCCCAGGGGGAACTGCGCTCGTCACCCCCGGCAAGGGGAACCTGTGTCGTGAGCGCCTGAAGGGACGAACGGCAGGGGAACGAACCGAAGCGTGGTGAGGGAAGGGGAAGGCAGAACATGAAGCGGGAGAAAGAAGCCGTTATCTACGCGGTAGACGAAGCGGACGAAACCTGGTACGTGCTGGTACGCGAAGGCGAACCGCCAGTGGCGGCGTCGTGGCCTAAGATGCTGGAGGACCTGTGCCCAACCGCTGTGCTGGGAGGCACGCTAGGCTCCTACGATCCGTCGCACCGCATCAGTCGCGTCAATGGCCACCTGGACAACTATCTGTTGCGTGTGCAGTTGTACGGGCCGCAAGGAGGGGGAGTCAGAGTCTGGGAGCAGAATTGACGGGGGCACCCAGGTTGCTGAGAACCGGACGTTAGCCGGTACCTCGTCGACGCAGACGTGGGCGAGGGGCGGATTGGGCGTACCAGGCTCAAAACATGTCACGAAGTCCGTTTCGACCCCACGAGTCGCCGCGGTTAGCAACTAAGGATGGCGGAAATGGCGCAGCGAATGGCGGATTGCCGGGGCTGGCTGAGCCTCATGAACGTGGTAAAGTCAGAGCAATCCTCCCCGCCGTCCACGCCCCTTCGGCGTGAACTGGCGGGGATTGCTGCGTTCGCGCTCCCTTCGTTCGTGTCTGAACCCATGGGGGAACCCGGGTTCCCCCAGGACCCGCGGTCTAGGCGTTGCGAGACACCCTGCGCTTCCATGCATTCCGGGGCCCGCGCCGCGACCCCGCCAGCCCCGCACCGATTCCCGTGATGGACAGCGCGACGGCGAGAAGGTCTTGCCAGTCAGTTTTGCGCGCCGGGTGCTCTGTCCAAAACCTAGGTTCTGGTGTAAAGTCAATGCAGGAGGTTGGGCGCGATGGGTGAAGTTCGTTCCCTAGGAAAAGACGACTACAGGGCGCAAACAGTCATTTTTCGGCGTGCCATCGAGCAAGTGCGCCGAAACAGCGACGCGTCAGTCCATCCCGTCCTCGGCGCAATCGAGGATGTGCTGTTGTGTTCTCTCAGCGTGGTATCCAAAGTCAAGCAACTGGACGCACTGATAGATGAGTAACGACGTTGCCCTGCTCGCCGAAGCCGAAGGGTCAGGTGCCCTGCACGAGCTCGGGCTGACCCTCCCCACAGACATCACTCAGGACCGCTACGAAGCGATGGGTGTGCTGCTGGGCCGCGTGCACGAGACGATGAAATGGGCGGTCGGCGACTGGCTGTTCCAAGGAGAAGCGTTGTGGGGCGAAGACGTCTACCAGCTGCAGGAGTCCCTGGGCCTGTCCGTCCCGCAACGCTTGCAGTACGTGCGGGTGTCCGGCGACGTGCCACTGCAGCGCCGCGTGAAGGGGCTTACCTGGTCGCACCATCGGTCGGTGGCTCCGCTCGAGGCGAAGCAGCAGACCGAGTGGCTGCAGAAAGCTTTGGCTAACAAATGGACGAAGCAGGAGCTGGAAGCGGAGTTGAAGATCGCACGCGATGGAAAGGATTCGTCCCCGGCGGCGCGCCGGTATGTGGTGGAGGCGGTGTGCGACGCGGCCGAGCACATCTGGGATGCGGCCGAACGGTCCGAGGACGGAACGTATCTGGTGCCGGGTGAAGCAATGCAGGAGCTCGCCAACGCGCTGGGGATCGACGCGTGACTGTGCATACGAGGAGGATGAATGACTGCCAGTTCAGACGCCGAACCCGCCGCTGAGGAAAGAAAGACGGTGGGAACCGAGTACGTCGTGCTACGCCGAGGCACCCACGATGCCTCTCCACCGGTGGTGGAGACGCACTGGGCTGAGATTGGCCGCGGAGTGTTTTCTGGTGCTCAGGCGGCGATCCTCGGAATCGCCGGCGAGAACGACGGCGAGTATGTTGCTGCGCCGTCGCGGTCGTGGCGGCCGAGAGTGGTACGAGTGAAGAAGACGACGAAGGTGACGATCGAGTGATCTGCGGGTCGCCGTTGGAGTGGAAGCAGCGTGTGACGATGCACGGCTGCCAGATCCATGACGACCCCGCAGAGTGCGAACCGCCGTTGCAGGGCGCCCATGTTCTGCCGCAGCAGGCGCTGAAACGGCGCGGGCTGCACGCGCACCTGTGGGACACGAGGAATGGCGTCGGGTCCTGCTACAGGGCGCACAGACGCAGCGACGGTGCCTTGGAGCGGTTCCCTCGCGAGAAGATTCCGCCGCAGGCCGACGAGTTCGCTCAGGAGCACGGTCTAGGCTGGATGCTTGACAACTTGTATCCCCGAAAGGCTGAGCAGGCGTTCCGCGATACCGAGACGAACGGATGCTGTAAAGACACCCGTTCGGGGGATACCGAGAACCCAGGTTCTGAGGCAGACTCTGGTGACATCACGGCCGAAGGGATGGGTGAGCGCGGATGACGACATATGACGAACGGTTCGACGAGGCTGAGGCGGAGGTCGACCGTGGACAACAGTGGCGTCCGCGGGACAACCCGGATCAGCCGAATCCGTTGACGGTTCTGGCGGAGGAATGGGTGACTGTGACCACCGACTTCGGCGAAGCCGAGTTGTTGATCGGCCGCGATCGCGAGGGTGCCCGCTGGTCAATCCTTACTGGCCCCATGCAGCTGCAGAAAGTTCTCGTGCAGGGCATCGTGGAGGAGTACGACACGGAGAAGAACGAGTTTGTGGTCGCTGCGACGCTCGGGAAAGTGGTTCCGGGCGAGGTCGTGTCGATCAAGGATCTGGGGACACGGGAAGGCGGCAAGTACGGCTCGTACCGCAACTTCGCGATCAGCCGCAAAGCTGCCCGCCCCGAACCAGATGCGCCGACCGACGATCACGCTAGCGGCGAGCTGCCCCCCCACGGCGACGACGACATCCCTCTCTGATGACCGAAACCACCGGCATGGAGGTTGTTCTCCCGCACACGATGGAGATCGTCTCTCTCGAGGACGCCCGCCGGTGCGCCGTCGCCCTCAACGAAATCCGGCTGCTGGAAGCCAGGCTGCGTGAGGCGAAGCAGGACCTGACCCGGGCGATTCTGCTCGAATCGGAACGGCAGGGGTCGAAGACGCTGTATCTTGACGAGGGTGTGAAGGTGGTGGTGAGTGGCGGCAAAGAGGTCGACTGGGATTTCGATGTGCTGGAGCGTCTACGCGACGCCGGTTTGCCGGAGGATCGTTACGACGCGCTGGTGCGTGCGACGGTTACATACAGAGTGGACGCGCGGACGGCTGACCAGATTTCGCGGGCGAACCCGGAGTACGCGAGAATCATTGGTTTGGCCGCGGTTGAGCGTGAAGCGCCGCACAGGGTGAGCGTGGTCCGGTCATGACGAGGCGTGTGCTGGTGGCGTTGCTTGCGGCGGCGGCTGTGGCCTACGTCGGCTGCTACTTCCTCGCCAAAGCGGAGTACCGGTGAATCAGCCCGGCGAACTGGAACGCGAGGAGGGCCGGGCTGCTATGCGCGCTTACTACAAGTTTCTCGAGGAGGACGGAGGAGCCTTCCACGGCGGCGAAGGGTCGTGGCCTCTGCCGGGAACGGGCGAATGGAAAACGGTTGAAGGCATGTTGGTGCCGTGTGTGAACGGCCTGCATGTTTGTTTGCGAGGCCAGCTCGTCGAGTGGCTCGGCCCCGCGGTCTTCGTTTGCGAAGTAGACGGCGAAACAATCGACGCAGGCAGCAAAACGGTGGTGCGTAAAGCAAGGCTTGTTTCGCGTTTCGACACTTGGAATGACCGGACCGCCCGGCTGTTTGCTGCTGACTGCGCCGAACGCGCGCTCAACTGTATCGAGAAAAAAGAAGTGGCCGTTGACCCGCGTTCACGGGCGGCGGTCGAGGCGGCCCGCGGCTTCGCAAACGGAAACGTCTCCAAGAAGAAATTGATTGTCGCCGGTGACGCCGCCAATGCCGCTGCCTGGGACGCTGACAGGGCCGCTGACAGGTACGCTGCCAGGGCCGCTGCCTGGGCCGCTGCCGAGGTCGCCGCCTGGGCCGCTGCCAGGGACGCTGCCTGGGCCGCTGCCTGGGCCGCTGCCGAGGTCGCTGCCTGGGCCGCTAACAGGGCCGCTGCCTGGGCCGCTGAACGAAAATGGCAGACGGATCGTCTGTTCCAGTATCTCGACGGGAAGCGTGGCTCGGCATGAATTCCGCGACTGCGACAATATTGCAGCGGTTGCGCGAGCTGTGCGAAAGGGCCACGCCCGGTCCGTGGGCTTGTGCGATGACGACTGAGAAGGACGTGTGGATGGTCCAGACCGAGGACGATGATCCTCGGTCTTTCCAGGGGGTTGCTGAAACAGGTTTCGACCGCCCCCTGGACAATGCGCGGCTGATCGCCGCGGCGCGTAACCATTTGGACGCGCTCCTCGACGTGGCGGAGGCGGCGCAGAGATGCATACAGAGCGGCGTCGACGGGGAAGAGGGGCCTTGGATCGAAGCCGACCCCGCCGGTGTTCCCGACCTTCACGCAGCCCTCGCCCGCCTGGATCGATCCATGGGACTCGGGGGGGTCTAGGGTCGTGGCGTACGATTCGAGGCCCGACACGCTCGAGCACATAGGGCGCGTGCGCTTGCATCTCGGCTGCGCGCTCACCGAGCTCCGTCATCGCGCCGACACACACGACGCGTCGAAGCTCGAGGAGCCCGAGTTGTCCATGTTCAACGAATACACACCAAAGCTACGCGACATAGAGTACGGCTCCAAGGAGTATGAGCAGTGCCGCGTCGCGATGGGCGAAGCGCTCGAGCACCACTACGCGGCAAACAGTCATCACCCTGAGCACTACCCGAATGGGATCGCCGGCATGTCGTTGATCGATCTCCTCGAGATGCTGTGCGATTGGAAGGCGGCGTCTGAACGTCCCGTGAAGAGGCCAGCGATGCCTGCTGCCCCGGGACGCGCGCCGGCACCGGAGTACGACTCGTCTTTTTATCGGTCGATCGCTCTGAATCAAGAGCGGTTCGGCTACTCCGACGAGTTGCGGTCGATACTCGAGAACACCGTCACCGAATTGGGGTTTTCAACGGATCGACCCATGCCGGGTCAATCCGTTGACGGGGGCCGGCGGTGAGCATCTTCGCGAGCCTCGACGCGCCCGACGGGGACGGCCACACCGACGGGTGCGCCTCCTGGGATAAGCACGGCGGAATCTGGGAGCTCAGCAGCCGGCCCTGCGACTGCGGGCAGCCGGACGCGCCGATCGTCTACCGGGGATCCCATGTTCTGCCGGCGGAGACCGACGGGCGGGGCGGCTGGGTTGACATCGCGCTCATCCCGGGGCACGTGCGCTACTGGCGCGAGAACCCCTGCGCACCGGCTGAAACGGAGCCTGTGGACGCGCCGCCGGACCCGTTTCTGCGGTTCGGCGTCAACAACGAGACGGTCATCCTCACCCGGCGCAACGTCGAGCAGATCGCCGCCTCCCCCACGTACTGGTTGGAGGCGCTCGAGCCCCCGGGTCAACCCACCGGCGGGGTGGGCGCCCCCGACCCGCAGGAGGCGTCGTGACGTGCGCTACGCCGAGTTGTTCACCGGCTGCGGCGGCCTCTCCCTCGGCCTGGAACAGGCCGGGTGGCGTCCCGCCTGGTTCTGCGAGGTCGACAAGCATTGCCGCGCGGTGCTGGCCGCCCGGTGGCCCGATGTGCCGATCGTGGTGGACGTGAGAGATGTCGGACGGGACGCCGCTGCTGCCGACGCCACGAACGACGGATCAGTTCGATCGGCCGCCGGAGGGATGGACGATGCAGTTGCGGGGCGGCGGCCGCTTGACGATGCCGCTACTGCCTACGCCGACATCGCGAGACTGGAAGGGGCGCAACCAGAGGGACGACAAGACATGTCTGCCAGGGGCGCTCGGCTCGATCTCCTCGCCGGAGGATTCCCTTGCCCTGACTTCTCCTTCGCGGGACGACGCGCCGGCATGGGCGGGGAGCGGAACCTGTGGCCCGAGTTCGCCCGCTGCGTTCGCCTTTTTCGACCTCGACGCGTGCTCGTGGAGAACGTCCCCGGGCTCGCCACCGCGGTGGGCGCCCGCGCAGGGGAGTCTGCTCTCGGAACCGTCGTCGCCGACCTGGCCGAGGCAGGGTACGTGGGATCTTGGTTTCGCCTACGAGCTTCCGACGTCGGCGCCCCCCACCGGCGGGAACGGCTTTTCGTCGTTGCTGCCGACGCCGGCGGCGACGGACGCGAAAGGAGCCCGGAACCGCACATCGGGCCGCTCGAACCCGGGCAGCGTCCATCACGACGGGGTGACGTTGACGGACGCGCTGCGGCTTCTGCCGACGCCGGAAGCCTCAGACGCGGGCGGCGGCCGCATCGGAAAGAACGAGCAGACGTTTCGAACGCGGCGCCGACCGGGCGGCAGCAAAGCGAGCCTTCCGCTGAGAACAGCGCTGGAGTGGCGTGGAGCGTTTACGAGCCCGCGATCCGACGCTGGGAGCACCTCACCCGGCCCGCCCCCCGGCCAACAGACGCTCGGGGACGCCTCGAGCCCGAGTTCACCGCCTGGATGCTTGGGTTCCCGCAAGGGTGGACGGGGGTTGACGGGGTGAGCCGCACGGCGCAGCTCCGAATGCTCGGCAACGCCGTCCAGGTTCAGTGCGGCCAGCTGATCGGCGCACAGCTCCTTGCCGATGCAGCCGCTCCGACCGCGAAGGAGACGGGATGAGCGACGTCCACTACGTCCACTACAGCATCGATTTCCTGTGCGACGACGACGGCTGGTGGCTTGCTCGCTGTAGCTGCGGATGGTCTGGCGGGCGTTTCACGCATACTGCGCGTGCCGTCGACGCGTTGATGTATCACGCTCGAGATGAGGGATACTCGCAGGCAATGCGCGGCCTGGCCCCGCAGCAGTCAACCGCGAAGGAGACGACATGACGCCGAATACAGGCTGGAAAGTCCTCAGCCACGACTTCCGGCCCCCGCTGCGGGGCGGAGAGCCGGTGTGGGATGGGGCCACGTTCCCGTTCCGGCTCCCAAAGGTGAAGCTCGACACCGG